AGCGGCCAAGATCGCGCCACGGTTCCAGGGTCGATGAGGGTGGTGGGGGCCTGCGCTCCCAGAGGGCCGATGCAGAACCGTTACCCCAGGTCAGCCAAGGGATTCCGGCACCAGAGGCTTGCCCGCGATGGCGTCGGCGACGTGCTCAGGAGTGAGTGCATCCGACCCGTACACAGCGGCGAACGCCTGGAGCGCGCCGAGGGGCGTCGAGGGGTCAGCCGGTCCATCCACGATCGTGGTGCCGGTGACGAGCTGGGCGAAGACCAGCCCTACCTCGAAGTCGTCCTGTGCGCTCATGGAGCGATTCTAGCCCGTCAGCCTCACTGGGCGGCCTCCCGGCCGCCACAGAGCCGTACGTCGTCTTCGACAGGTGCCGCGCTCCCGCGCGGCCACATCCGCTTCGCTCTCACAGCACACCGCCGTCGCCCCTTCGGGTCGCCGTTGAGACTCACTGTGCAAGTGTGACAGCCGTCACACGAAGATGCCTGCAACATCTGGCGGGCTTCCGCCCACTATAGAGTGTAGAGGTTGAGCCGCAAGAGGCTTGGGGCTCTGTCGAGCCCCACTTCACGAAGACGAAGTGCAAGTTGTGAGCCTCGCTGTCGCGAGGCACCTTGACGAAGACGACTTCCCTCTACAACAAGTCTTGCCTCCGGGTCGATCGCTTCGGGCAGCTCACCTCTGGTGAGGACATCGTCGGAGGCACCAACGTAGGGGGTGGTCGAGTGGCTGGCTGGTCCGGATCGGATCGTCGGGATCGACTCCCCCAGAACTGGGCGCAGATCCGGCGTCGCATCTTGCGACGCGACGGCAACCGCTGCGTCTGGGTGCACGAGGGTAAGCGGTGTGAAGAGGTGGCGACGGAGGTCGACCACATCGTCGCGGGCGACAACCACGACGACTCGAACCTTCGCTCCCTGTGTTCCTGGCATCACCAGCGGAAGTCCTCCTCGGAGGGCCGAGCCGCCCAGCTTGCCAAGCGTCGGCAGATTGAGAAGAGGTTCCGGCGCAACGAGTCCCATCCGGGGCTCCTCTGATCTTGGGACGCCCAAGCGGCGATCAAGTTGAACAACACGCGCGACAGCGCGGGCGTCCCAACGCCACGTCGGCGGCTCCCCGTCCTCCTCTCCGGGTCGAGCCCCGATCGGCGCTCCAGGGTCCTCCTCTCCCCCTGTTGAGCGCCCAGCCCCCAGGTACTCGCTACCACCTGGGGGCTCAGACTTCCCGCGCGCCGCGACCAGAGATGGGGAAGCGCGCGGGTGAGATCCACACCGATCACCTTGGAGGTACGCCCTTGGCAGTCATCGCTGAGTCCCGCTACGCCCAGATCGGCCGTGTGGAGTCCGATCCCTGACAAGGAGGTGATCCCGTGCCCTGCGGCACGATCTGTCCCGGTGGTCCCTGTGCTGGCTGTCCCCTTGCGGGACTCCGGTGACCATCTGGACCTGGCTCTGGATCTTCTGGATCGGAGCCTTCGTCATCATCGAGGGTGTCGCCCTGGCCCGCAAGGCTCCGGGTGACACGCTCTCCGAGCACGTCTGGAAGTGGTTCCACACACAGCAGGGCCAGAAGTGGAGCAAGACCACGCGGCTGCGTCGGTTCGTGCTTCTCGCCTTCATGGCGTGGCTCGCTGTCCACTTCCTCACTGGAGGTCTCTTCTGACCCGCGTGCTCTACTTCAGCTCGCCGATGTGCCGACCCTGTCGGTCGTTCGGCCCGCTCCTCACGAAGGAGCTGGAGGCTCGTGACATCGAGCCCGAGCGCATCAACGTAACCACCGAGGCTGGCCTTGCGCTGGCCGACGAGTACAGCGTCATCACCGTTCCGACCGTCGTCATCGAGAACGACGGCAAGGAAGTGCGCCGCTTCGGCGTGCTCCTCGGCGACCCGCTGCTGGACGCGCTCAGCGTCCTCTGACTGAAGGAGGTGAGCCAGGTGCCTGGCCCCGTACCCAACCGCGAGTCAGACCTGGCTCGCCCCCGCTCCCGCAAGGGCGGGGATGTTCAAGAGGTCACCAAGGGCGAGATGCGCCCGGTCAAGATCCCGAACGCGGATCGTGACTGGCACCCCATCGCACGTCGTCTGTGGGACTCCTTGAAGACTTCCGGCCAAGCGGACTTCTACCAGAACTCCGACTGGGCCTTCGCCTTCTCTCTGTGCGAAGACCTCTCGTACTACAAGAAGTCCGGCAAGCGGTCGGGGCAGATGCTCCAGACCATCTACTCCGCGTTCGAGCGCCTGCTCGTCGCCGAGGGAGACCGCCGCCGCGTACGCATCGAACTGCATGAGCCCGAGCCTGAGACGACGCCTGCGTCCGTCCTGGCCATCGCCGACTACCGACAGGAGCTGGGGCTCGACTGACCCCGTAGGGACGGTGAGCCTTGACTCCCCAAGCTGGCTTGACCCTGGAAGAGATCGAGGCCCTGGAGCCCGAGTTCCACGGTCCCACCTGGCGGAAGGACGCCTTCGGGCAGTGGGTCCTTCCGAAGTACACGCTCGGCTGGCAGATCGCTGGCTGGTGCGCCCAGTGGCTCCGCGCTGAAGACGGCGGCCCCTGGAAGTTCACGAAGGAACAGCTTCGCTTCGTCCTCCACTGGTACGCCGTGGACGAGACGGGGCGCTTCATCGCCCGCAAGGGCGTGCTCCAGCGCCTGAAGGGCTGGGGCAAGGACCCGCTTCTCGCGGTCCTCTGCCTGGTCGAGCTGGTCGGACCCTCGCGCTTCTCCCACTGGGACGAGAACGGGGAGCCGGTCGGCGAGCCTCACCCGCAGGCGTGGGTTCAGGTCACGGCTGTCAACCAGTCGCAGACCACGAACACCATGTCGCTCATCCCGTCGCTCATGTCGGACGCCTTCAAGGCACACTTCGACATCAAGGACGGCGCGGTCCTCATCCGGGCCAACGGTGGCAAGCAGCGCCTCGAAGCGGTGACCTCGTCGTACCGAGCCCTGGAGGGCAAGCGGACGACGTTCACCCTGCTCAACGAGACGCACCACTGGGTGTCCGGTAACAACGGCCACAAGATGTACGAGACGATCGACGGTAACGCGACCAAGAAGGACTCGCGCTACCTGGCGATCACGAACGCCTACCTGCCCGGCGAAGACTCTGTCGCCGAGCGGATGCGCGAGTCGTACATGAAGATCGCCGAAGGCCGCGCGATGGACGTGGGCTTCCTCTACGACTCCGTCGAGGCGCACGCCAAGACGCCTCTGACCCCTGACGCACTTCGCATCGTCATCCCGAAGATCCGGGGTGACGCCATCTGGCTGAACGTCGACTCGATCATCCAGTCCGTCCTGGACACGACGATCGCGCCGTCGCGCTCACGCCGGATGTGGCTCAACCAGATCGTCGCCGAGGAAGACGCCCTCTACGGCCCTGCCGAGTGGGACGCCCTCCGTAACGAGCGACTGACCCTCCAGCCGGGCGACGAGATCGTCCTCGGCTTCGACGGTGGCAAGACCCACGACGCGACCGCCCTTGTGGCGATCCGCGTCCGGGACATGGCCGCCTTCCTGCTGGGTCTCTGGGAGAAGCCGGACGGACCCCAGGGTGAGAACTGGGAGGTCCCTCGCTGGGAGGTCGACTCCGAGGTGCACAGCGCCTTCAAGCAGTTCAAGGTCCAGGCGTTCTACGCCGACGTTGCGCTGTGGGAGTCCTACATCTCCGAGTGGTCGGAGACCTACGGTGACGGCCTTGCGGTGAAGTCGCCGGTCGGTCGCGACGCGATCGGCTTCGACATGCGCTCCTCGCTGAAGCTCGTGACCATGGCGCACGAGCGCCTGATGCGCTCCATCTTCGACGGCAAGCTCGCCCACGACGGCGACCGCTCGCTGCGTCGCCACGCGCTGAACGCACGTCGGCGAACGAACAACTACGGCGTCTCCTTCGGCAAGGAGTCCAGAGAGTCGCCTCGCAAGGTCGACGCCTACGCGGCGCTGATGCTTGCGCACGAAGCCCTGTACGACCTCCGCGCTCGTGGGAAGAAGCAGAAGACCCGCTCGGGTCGCGGCTACTTCCTGTGACGTGTGCAACTTGAACCGAAGGGACGGTGAGCGTGGCAGACACCTCGCCTGCATCGTTGGCGAAGCAGCTCCTGTCCATCTTGGACAGGGACAGCGCGCGCCTCGAACGCATCGACAACTACCTGCACGGCAAGCATGACGACCCGTACATGCCGCCGCAGGCCGACGACGAGTACAAGCTCCTGGCCAAGCGAGCCGTGTCCAACTGGACACCACTCCTGGTCAACACACCGGCACAGGCGCTCTACGTGGACGGCTTCCGTCCGGGCTCGTCGGGAGGTTCCCTCCCGCGAGCTGTTGAGTCCGACTCCCCCGAGTGGAACCACTGGCAGCGCTCCCGGCTCGACGCCCGACAGGCGGCGGTCTACAAGGGCGCGCTGACCTACGGCCACGCCTTCACGGTCACCGAGAAGGACAAGAAGGGCAACGTCGTGACGAAGGGCCTGAGCCCGCGTCGCACGGCTGCTCTCTTCGAGGACCCGGCGAACGACGACACCCCGTACGCGGCGCTGACCGTGACCGTCTGGCCCAAGGGTGAGGCGGTCGGCAAGGCCCGCATGTGGGATGGCACGAGCGAGTACGCCGTCACCTTCAAGTCGCTCGGCGACGACGAGGGTGTTCGCGTAGCTGCCAAGGCCAAGCGCCACGGCGCGAGCGAGTGTCCAGTCACCCGGTTCGCTGCTTCGGTCGACCTCGACGGTCGGACGATCGGCGTGATCGAGCCGATGATCCCGCTCCAGAACCGCATCAACCAGTCGGTCTTCGACCTGCTGGTCGCGCAGACCTACACCTCGCACGAGGTCCGGTACGCGACCGGCATGGCCCCTCCGATCCAGCGTGACCCCGAGACGGGCGATCCGATCCTGGACGAGAACGGCCAGCCGAAGCCGATCCCCATGAACCACAACGCTCGTCGCTTCCTGTTCGCCGAGGACCCGGACGTGAAGTTCGGCTCCCTGCCTGGAGGCCCGATCGGCTCGCTCATCGACTCGATCGACATGAGCATCCGGCACCTCGCGGCCGTGTCCCAGACACCGCCTCACCACCTGCTCGGACAGATCGCCAACCTGTCCGCCGAAGCTCTGCTCGCCGCCGAGACCGCGCTGTCGCGCAAGATCGCGGAGTTCCGGGCCATCTTCGGCGAGTCCTGGGAGCGAGTCTTCCGACTGGCTGCTGAGCTGTCTGGCTCGACTGCCTCTGCCGATGACTTCATGGGCGAGGTCATCTGGCGCGACATGGAGTCGCGCTCCCTCGCTCAGGCGGCTGACGCTCTGGGCAAGCTGAAGGAACAGCTCGGCATCCCGGCCAAGGGCCTCTGGAAGCGTGTACCTGGCGTCACGCAGACGGAGTTCGAGGACTGGGAAGAACTCGCCGAGGACGAAGACGCTCAGCTCGCTCTCGCACAGTCCATCCGACGCGCCACCCCCGAGCCGGTCACCCCGGCTGAGGAAGAGGTGGTCGCCGCGTGACAACGCCCGCTCGGCAGAAGGAAGCCGACGAGGCGTCTGTCGCCTTCCACGTAGCGCTGACCCAGATCGGTGTCGGCACAGTGGAAGACGCACTGAAGCTGTGGTCCGAGGTCCCGCCTACCGCGCGGGCCTCGACCGCATCGAGCTGGCTCCGCAAGGCCGTGCATCTGGTGATGACCAGGCGTGCTCGGTCTCGCGAGCTGGCTCGGGCGTACTACCGCCTGGTCCGCGCACTGCGGACTGGGACGACCGTCGCCAATCCTCGCAAGCCCGAGCCCAGGTACATCACGCTCGACACCTTGCGCCGCGAGTTCGCCGCTCTTGCAGGAGGGGCTGAGCAGCCCCAGGAGGGCCGTTCAGAGCCCTCCACTACGGAGAGTCCGGACTCGCCCTCCGAGCCTGCTGACGCCCCGCCCAGCGGTGCGGACGAGCCGACTGACGCTCCTGCGGAAGAAGAATCCGAGGACGCAGAGGCCGACCGCATCCTGGTCGAGGAGCTGGATGGGCTTCGAGCAGAAGAGGATCGGATCGAACGCGAGGCGCAGGCCGAGCTGGAGGAAGCCCTCCAGAACCTCGGTCCCGCGAACCTCGACAAGAAGCTCGACAGCATCGACACCGACGCACCGGCCAAGGACGTGGACAGGCTCCGCGACGAGGCCCACGCGCAGGCTGGTGCCCGTCAAGCTGCCGCAGCAGAGCGCGTGACCATGAACGGCGCACGCTCGACGGTCTGGAACCACGCCAACCGCGACAGGCGCGCGATCGGCTACATCCGACTGTCGCGTACCGGAACCCCCTGTGGGTGGTGCGCGATGTTGATCTCCCGTGGTCCCGTCTACCGCTCCGAGAGGAGCGCTGAGTACGCAGACGGCGACAAGTACCACGACAACTGCCACTGCTACGCCGAGCCTGTGTTCTCGCGCGAGCAGTACCGCAACTCCTCTCTGTACGAGCTGAACCGCAAGTACGAGGAGCTGTGGCCCCAGGTGACGAAGGGGCTGTCTGGCAAGGCAGCCGTCTCCGCCTGGCGTCGGTTCATCCGAACCGAGCAGAAGGCCGCTGCCCAGGAGGCACGGCGCAAGTCCACTACGAACGTCCAGGAGGCGTAACCCGTGAGCACCCCGACCGAGACCCCCGGCACCACTCCCGTCACCGAAGAGAAGCCCTCCGAGGAGACGACGGAGACCACGACCGAAGAGACCGAGTCCACCGAGGAGAAGCCGGAAGGCGAGACCCCGAAGACCGACTCCGAGGACGACCTCCCGGACTGGGCCAAGAAGGAGCTGACCAAGACTCGCGGTGAGGCCGCGAACTACCGGGTCAAGCTGCGCGAGGCCGAGGGTGCACTGAAGAACGCCAAGACCGTCGAGGAGTACGAGGCTGCCACCGCGCAGCTCTCGGACAAGATCGCCGAGCTGGAGACCCAGCTCGTTCGCGAGAAGGTCGCTCGGAAGTACGAGCTGCCCGACGAGCTGGCTGCCCGCCTTCAGGGTGCCGACGAGGCTGCCCTCGAAGCGGACGCGAAGGCCCTCCAGAAGTTCGTAACCCCCGCCGTGCCTGAGTCCCTGGGTGGTGGCCTCACCCCGGATGACGGCGAGGACGACTTCGACCCGGTCAAGGCCGTGGCGAACTACCGCCGCTCCCGCTACTGACCGGATCTTCCCTCCGCCGCGTGTGCAACCTGCGCACGTTCTGCCAAGACATCACAAGGAGTAACCAACAGTGACGCACTCCGTCATCAAGCCTGAGAAGATCGCCGCGACTGCGGCCGTCGCTCTGGAGCAGGCCCTCGTCGTCCCCGCGCTGTTCCAGCGTGAGGGCATCGACCAGTACAAGGGCGCTGAGAACGACACCATCAACGTCAAGGTCGAGGGCGTCCTGCCCTTCCGGACCTACGACTGGCGCTCTGGCCAGGTCGGCACCCCGAACGCCAACGGCGGGGTCCGCAAGGCCATCGAGTTCGATGAGTACACCGAGAAGACCGTCGCGGTCTCCTTCGGCGGCAACATCTACTCGGCCGTCGCCCTGACCGACGAGCAGCGCGACTTCGACCTGAACGGCTGGGCGAAGCTCGTCTCCAAGCAGACCGAGGCCATCGCCCGTGGTCTGGAGCGCGGCGCTGTCGACAAGCTGCTCGCGCAGAACTACGCCGTCACCCTCGGTGGTGCGGTCGACCTCGACGGTGCCGGTGCTGGCACCGAGGTCCGCTCCCTGCGCTCGACCCTGATCCGAGCCCGCGACGTGCTCAACAAGTTCATGGTCCCGAAGGAGGGTCGCATCCTCCTCGTCGGTTCGGACTGGGAGGTCGCGCTCCTGGAGGACGAGAAGCTGAACCTGGCGGGCAACGTCGGCGAGGCCGAGGCTGTCGCCGCGCTGCGCGAGGCCACCATCGGTCGCCGCTACGGCTTCGACATCGTGGTCTCCCAGGAGGTCCCGGCCGACGCTGCGTTCGCGCTGCACCGCTCCGCGTTCATCTTCGCGACCGGTGCTCCGACCCTGCCGCAGTCCGTGACCGGTGGCACCGCCTCCGCGAACGGCGTGGCCGTCCGCTGGCTCCAGGACTACGACGCCCTGCACCTCACGGACCGCTCGGTGATCAACACCTACAAGGGCTACCGCGAGGTCAAGGACCAGCTCATCGGCATCGACGGTGTGACTGGCCAGGCGTTCGTCTCGACGCACGAGCACTTCGTTCGCGCGATCAAGCTCGACCTGGACGCCACCACCGACACGCTGCCGGTCGGCGCGGTCGCTGGCGACAAGGCTGACGAGCTGGCCCGGATCACGGGCGTCGGCACCCCGGCTGCCTGATCCCGCCTGAGTGAGTGAGGGGGCTGACCTTCGGGTTGGCCCCCTCCTCCTCACCCTTCAGCAAGGAGTACACACATGGCCTACGCCACGCTTGACGAGCTGAAGGGTCGGCTCGACTGGACCCTCGACCCGGACGAGGAGCGCATCGCAACGAGCGCGCTCGAAGACGCCTCCGACCTGGCTGCCTACCACGGCAGCAACTGGGCGGAAGGGTCGGCACCTCGCCTGGTTCGCACCCTGGTCCTGAAGGCATCGGCTCGGTACATGCGGAACCCTGGTGGGTACACGCAGTCCCGCGCTGGTGACGAGACCCTGGGCTGGAGCGACGCGGCTGGCGAGAACGCTGGCACCGTCTACTTCACCGACGAGGAGATCAAGCTCCTCGCCTCCCTGGGCGGCAAGAACCCCGGCATCTACTCGGTGCCCGTCACCGCCTGGAACACCCACCTCACCCCTGACACCGGCTACGTCCCGGTCGACAACGGTGGCTCGGACTACCCCTTCTTCGCTGAGGGGTACGAGTGAGCGTTCAGCGTCGGCGCGGCCAGGTAGCCCGCATCTGGAAGACCACCAAGGTGGTCGACAACCGAGGGAACGATGTGCATGTTGCGCACAACGACGGCCCTCACGAAGTGCGCGCCGCGTTCATCCCGCAGCGCTCCGCCAAGGCCGAGGTGCCTGGCCAGATGCAGATCAACATCACCCGGATGATCGTCGCCGCCGACCTCGAAGGCGTCGAGCTGTGGTCGCGCGTCGAGTGGAACGGCAAGCAGTGGGACATCGTCACGCCGCCCGCCTACCACCACGGCACACGTCACACACGCCACTGGTCCATCGACATCCGAGAGAGGCCCTGATGGCGAAGATCTACTCGCGCGTCGGTGGACGCGACCTCGAACAGTTCATCGCTCTGAACGACGTGGTTCAGGACGAACTCGACAACCGAACCTTCGAGATCGCTGTCCGAGCTGAGGGCTACCTCGCTGAGACGCGACTCGACAAGAGCAACGGTGGCGACTCCTTCATCGACGTGGAGCGCGGCAAGGTCGACCGCTACGTCGTGCTGAGCGACGAGCGCGGCCAGAACGCTGCGCTGTCCATCGAGTACGGCCGCGCCGCAGGCGAGTACGAGACCAAGGACAAGAAGACCGGCGAGACCATCACCGTCCAGTACGGCGAGATGGAAGGTCTCTACATCCTGGCTCGTGCCTCGAACCTGCCCAAGAAGCGGAAGGGCAAGGTGCAGCTCGACTGATGGCTGGACTCCCCGCAGAGATCAAGGCTCTCGCGGAGCTGAGCCCGGTCGAAGACCTGCTCCTCGTCGTCCTCCGGGACGGCCTTCCTGGCATCCAGGTCAAGACGCTCATCTCCGCCGACCAGACGTTCCCTCTGGTCCTCATCCGCCGCAACCCCTCCTTCGGAGAGTGGTCCGGCGACACACGCTTCACCGACTCCGCGCAGGTGTCCATCCAGACGTTCTGCGAGGACCCGAACGGTGACGAGGACGCGGCCATCCTCGCTGAGGCGTGCCGTGTAGTCCTCCGCGACGCCTGGCTCAGCCAGAAGGTCGTGCCCGGCAGAGGTCACTTCATCGACGTGCAGATGACCTCCGCTCCTCGACGGGTCACGGACTGGGCGACGGCCGCTGGCCCCGTGCAGTACGCGGACCTCCCGACCGGTGTGTGGCGCTACGAGACGGTCTACCAGATCGACATCCGCAAGCCACGAACCCGGCCCTTCCCCATCCCGAACCCCTGACAAGGAGTAACCCTTCGTGGCACTGAACGATGCCGCCACTCTCGTCGTCGGAAGCGGCAACTACCTGACCGCTCCGACCGGCACGGCGATCCCCGGCGACCTGCTCGCACCGGCTTCCCCCTGGGAGGCTGTCGGTCACACCTCGCTGGAGGAGATCTTCTCCATCAGCTCCGAGGGTGGCGAGGCGACCGTCCTCGGCACGCTCCAGAACAAGAACCTCCGGACGAAGTACAGCGCCCGGACCGAGACCATGACGTTCACGCTCCAGCAGTTCGACGTGGACGGCCTGAAGCTCTACTACGGCGCGAACGCTCCGGTCCTGGCTGACGGCACTGTCGGTGTCCCGTCCGACCCGCAGCCGACCGTGTGCGCGTTCCTCGCGATCTTCGTGGACGGCGACAACCACTTCGCCTTCTACGCCCCGAAGGCCGAGATCTACCGCGCCGACGACCTGGCCCTCTCGGACACCGAGTCCCTGGCCGGTCTGCCGCTCGGCGTCAAGCCGATGACCCACAACACCAACACCTGGACCTACGCGATCACCCCGCTGGGTAGCGACGTGATCGCCGCGTCCGGCGCGACCGCTGGCGCTCCGGGTTCGTGGCTGCCTTCGGGCGCTGTCGCCCCGGCCAACCTGGCTGCGCTCCAGGGCTCCTCGGTCACGCCGAGCCCGGACGCGACCGCCTGGACCACGGGCCAGTACGTCGACCTCGGCGACGGCTCCGACGCCTACTGGGACGGCGACTCCTGGGCTGCTGGCCAGGCTCCCTGATCCCAGCCTGACCACCCCGCGCGTGAGTGATGCGGACCTCTCACGCGCGGGGTTCATCCCCCTCTTCAGTCCGCACCCGCTTCATCCCACCGACCACAGGAGGTCCGCAACCCCATGGCCAGCTACTCGCTCGACAGCATCCGTGAAGCCGCAGAGGCGAAGTACGGTTCGACCGACATCGACCTGGGCAACGGCGTCGTCCGTCTGCTCAACCCGCTCCGCCTGCCCAAGACCAAGCGCGACGAACTCGCCACCCTCCAGGACAAGCTGGAGCAGGACGGCGTCGACCAGGAGACCGTCCTCGGTGAGGCCATCCTCCTCGTCGCTGAGTCCGAGTCCAAGGGCAAGGCGCTGCTGAAGGCCGTGGGCGGTGACCTCGCGGTCCTCGCCGAGATCTTCGAGACCTACGGCAAGGGCACCCAGGTGGGGGAAGCCTGAGCCTCGCCCGGCTCGTAGACGACTACGGAGAGGGCCTGTACCCCGACCTGCGGTTCTACTACGGCATCGACCTTGCCGAAGTGATCGCGGGTCGGGGTCCTTCTCCGTCGCTCGTCATCCTGTTGGTGCAGAGGCTCCCTGACACTTCGCTCACCGCCGCGCTCGCGTCGGGCGGTAGGGAGCAGTTCGGCTGGGGCGTAGACCGCCACATGACCGCCGACATCTTCGACGCACTCAACCAGAACACCAGGGCAACCGGGAACTGGGGCAAGAAGGGGGCACCCAAGCTCCCCGAGTACCCCCGGCCCAAGGTCAAGAAGTCCTCGAAGGAGGACCGACCGAAGAAGAAGGTCAGGGTCGCTGACCTGTTCAACCAACTCTCCCGGAGGTAGTCCATGCCCGGTAGTCCCGGAGGGCAGTCGATCGGCCGCGTGTCGGTCAAGGTTCTCCCTGACACGAGCCGCTTCAAGCGGGACGCTGAGAAGGCGCTCGACCGCATCGAGAAGACGCTCGAACCGATCAAGATCAGCACCAAGATCGACATGTCTGGTGCGAGCCGCGAGTTCCTGACGGAGCTGCGGAAGATCAACCAGCGGAACCGGCAGTCGGACTCCCGCAAGATCAGGTTCCACACCACCATCTCCAAGGACGGCATGACCGAGGCTGTGTCTCGGGCCGTGCGCCAGATCCAGGAGAAGGCCGACCAGCGGAAGATCAAGCTCACCCTCGACGGCGTTGACGTGAAGTCGGATGTGCAACTTGAACTGAACCGCCAGTCGGCCGACCGCGTGAAGGACCAGATCAAGGACTGGGCTGACGACATCAGCCCGATCAAGATCCCTGTCGAGCCCGACTTCAGCGCGACTGGTGCACGCATCACATCGGCCCGCATCGCGGTCCTCACCCGACCTCGCACCGTGTCGATCATCCCGAAGCTGAACGAGGCCGCGCTCGTCAAGGTGGGCACCGCACTCGCGGCGCTCTCCGGGATGCGCGTGATCAACAACATGTTCCAGAAGTTCGGGAACATCCTGAAGAACCTCGACAAGAACGTGCCGATCATCGGCACCATCGCGACCGCCATCGCAGGTCTGACCTCCGGTGCGCTCGCGCTGACCTCGAACCTCTTCGCCCTGTCGGCTGGCCTGGCGCAGATCGGAGCAACAGCTCTCACCCTGCCCGGCATCCTGGGCGGCTTCGCGGTCGGTATCGGCGTCACCGTCGCCGCGCTGAAGGACTTCAACACCGAGGTCCCGAAGCTGAAGCAGTCGCTCTCCGAGATGCAGAACTCGATCAGCGCGAAGTTCTGGGACGAGGCTCGCGAGCCCATCCGGGACCTGGTCGACAACCTGCTCCCCCGCTTCGCCAAGGGCTTCGACCTGACGGCGACCGCGTCCGGCAAGTTCTTCGGTCAGTTCGCCACCGACCTCACGGCGGCCCTGAACCCCGAGATTGTCGACAAGATGTTCGGCTACCTGAACCAGTCCATCGCGACTGCGACCGGTGGCACGAAGACCTTCTCCTCGATCATCGCCCAGCTCGGCGAGGTCGGTACCAGCTACCTGCCCAACCTGGCTGGCTGGTTCGTCAACATCTCGAAGCAGTTCGATGAGTGGCTGAAGAAGAAGGGCCAGCTCGGGCTCCGCGCTGAGATCGACCAGGGCATCGAAGCCCTGAAGGATCTCGGCGGCATCCTGATGGAGACGGGCGGCATCCTCGCAGGTGTCGCTCGCGCAGCCGAAGCGGCTGGCGGCGGCTCTCTGGAGACGCTGCGCGCGGGCCTCGACAAGATCCACACGATCGTGGACAGCGAGCCCTTCCAGAAGGGCCTGACGGGCGTCTTCGAGGCAGCCCACAAGGCGATGGAGAACCTGGCCAACGGTGCCGGTCCGGCCGTGAAGCAACTCTTCATCGAGCTGTCCGAGCTGATGACCACCGTTCTCCCGCAGGCCGGTTCGATCATCGGTACGGCTCTTGGTGCCATCGCCAGCGCGCTCTCGCAGCCCGCTGTGACCGAAGGCATCAAGGCCATGTTCACGGCGCTCTACCAGGCGGTCACGACCCTCGCCCCCGCGATGGCTCCGCTCGGTCAGGCGCTCGGCGCGCTGATGCAGGTCATCGCGGTCATGCTCCCCATGATCGCCCAGCTTGCGTCGGCCGCGATCATCCCGCTTGCGAACGCCTTCAGCCAGCTCGCCCCCATGATCACCCCGGTCATCACGACCCTCGGTGGCGCGCTGCTCTCGGCCTTCCAGACCCTTGGTCCGATCATCCAGCAGATGGTCCCGCTCGTCGGCCAGATGCTCACCGCAGCCTTCGGGATGCTGAGCACGATCCTGCCGCCGATCGCCCAGATCTTCACGATGATCCTCCAGGCGGTCATGCCCCTGGCACAGACCCTGATCAGCGCACTCGCGCCGATCCTCCCGGTTCTGGCCGCTGCCCTCAACACCGTCCTGACGGCGCTCCAGCCGATCATCCAGACGGCGCTCCAGATCATCACCGCGATCATCGAGCCCCTGCTCCCGATGCTGTCTGGCATCATCCAGGACTTCCTGCCCAAGCTGGCGGATGCCCTGAAGCGTCTGCTCGAAGCCATCCAGCCTGTGCTCGATGCGCTCCTTGCAGTCGTGAACTTCCTGATGCCGATCCTCGTGCCGGTGCTCCAGTTCATCATCGCGATCCTCGCGGACTCGCTGGTGGCTGCGGTCAACGGTGTGGCTCTCGTCTTCGAGGGCTTGGTCGAGATCATCAAGGGTGCCTGGGACATCATCGTCGGCGTCATCAAGATCGCCTTCGGTCTCGTCAAGGCCATCTTCACGGGTGACGGCGACCTTCTGAAGAAGGGCTGGGACCAGCTCTGGAACGGCATCAAGACGCTCGTCAAGGGCATCTGGGATGTCATCCTCGGACTCTTCCGGACCTTCCTCTCGGTCGGCATCCTCGGCACCGCAACCAAGGTGCTGAAGGCCATCGGCCAGGGCTTCAAGGCCGGATGGGCTGCGGTCAAGGGCTTCGGCGACGACGCCTGGAACGCGATCAAGGGCGGCTTCTCGTCGTTCATGTCGTGGCTCGGCGGCCTTGCGTCCTCGGGCATCTCGGCTGTCGGCCGGTTCTTCTCGCAGGGCTGGACCTCGATCCGCACCACCGCTACCGACGCACTCGGCAAGCTGCTCTCGGCAGTCGGCCAGTGGATCGGCAAGGCGGTCACTGCGATCGGTGAGCTGCCCGGCAAGGCCAAGGACGCCCTCGGCAACCTCGGCTCCTACCTGAAGGACGCGGGCATGAAGCTCATCAAGGGCTTCATCAACGGCATCAAGGACATGTTCGGCTCAGTGAAGTCGACCCTCGGTGACCTCACCAGCAAGCTGACCTCCTGGAAGGGTCCGGAGTCCCTGGACCGCGTCCTCCTGGTCAACGCTGGTCAGCTCGTCATCGGCGGCTTCATCAAGGGTCTGGAGTCGCGCTACGGCGCGGTCAAGAAGTCCCTGCGTGGCCTGACGAAGGACGTGGCCAAGACCCAGTTCGACGCTCCCGGCGTCGGGCAGATCCGCGCAGCACGCGGCCTCACGGCTGCTGTGTCTGGCGCGCTCGACGGCTCCCTCGACGGAGGTGGCGCGACCAAGGTTCTCAACTACTACGCAGCTCCGGGCTCGTCTCTCTCCTCCGAGGAAGACCTGTTCGCGGCTGCCAACCGATCCAGGATGGTGGGCTGGTAACAGATGGCGAAGCTGCGGCTGGAGAACAGCCTCGACACCCTCGACCTGGATCAGGTCGAGACCTCTGGGTACGGAGTGCAGGCCCTGACTGGCGTGTCCGGTCTCGGCCTGCCTCCGGTCGCAGTCCAGTGGATCGAGGGTGCGGGTGATGGTGCTGTGTACCGTCGCTCCCGCACCCTCGCTCGGGACATCGACATCCCGCTCGACATCGTCGGAAGGAACCGGCGAGACCTGAAGGACCACCTCTCCCGGCTGTCCCTGATGCTGGCCGGTCCGTGCACTCTTCGCATGATCGAGGACGACGGCACGGACTGGTCGACGCAGGTCGTCCGGGTCGGCGGTGGTGAGTACACGTACGGCGTCGACTCGATCGGAACGACCGACCTCCAGACGGTGGTCACGTTCCGGGCGGGTGACCCGTACTGGACTTCCTCGGTGATCAGCTCGAAGCAGGTCGGCGGAGACCTGACGGCATCGCCGTTCGTCTCCTCCTTCGGCTCGATGCCGGTTGCCGCATCGCAGGCGATCGGAACGATCCTGCTGGAGAACACGGGAGACGCCGTGACCTACCCCGTGTGGGAGGTCTTCGGTCCCGGCAACAACTTCAAGGCGGTCTCCCCGAGCGGGGAGATGCTGCACTGGACAGGGTCGCTCGCGGCAGGCCAGCGACTCATCGTGGACACCAAGCGCGGCACGGTGGTCGACGGGACCGGCGCGAACCGGTACTCCGAGCTGGCCGCCGCCCCTCGGTTCTGGGCTGTCGAGCCCGGCACGTCCACGGCTGAAGCAAGCCTGCTCGACGTAACGAACGCATCCAGGATCGTCTGTTCCTGGCGACCCCGGAAGTGGATGGTGATCTGATCCGTGAAGCTCCGCGACCTCACGGTTGAGGTGCGCAACAAGGATCTGGAGCGAGTCGGGGCGATCCGTCCCGAGGAGCTGATCCTGGAGCTGGAGGACACGTTCAACAACGTCGGAACCTGGAAGCTCACGCTGTCTGTCGAGCACCCGCTCGCGAACGCGCTGCGCTCTCCGGGTTCCGGCGTCATCATCACCGGCCCGACCGACATCATCATGTCCGGGCCGATGGTGAAGAACGAGTACGCCTCGACGCCGGAAGACCCCGGTGGCTCCATCGTGTTCGAGGGGATCAGCGACTCCTGCATCCTCTCGGACTACCTTGCGTTCCCCGACCCCTCGAACATCGACCCCACGACCCAGACCAAGTCGCACGACGTGCGCACCGGCACGGTCGAGGCGGTCATGCACTCCTTCGTCAACGCGAACTGCGGACCGGGCGCACCGGCTGCTCGACGCAAGGCGAACCTGATCTTGGCCGCTCACGGCAACCGAGGCGCTGTCACCACGAAGTCCGCCCGGTTCGCTGTGCTCGGCAACGTACTGACCGAGCTGGGTCTCCGCGCCTCGCTCGGCTTCCGAGTCGTGCAGCGCGGCGACGACCTCGTCTTCGAGACGTTCCAGGTCCTCGACCGCTCGGCGTACATCCGACTCGATGTCATGAACAACACCCTGTCCGGCTCGCGCGTAGCGATCACTCCCCCGAGTGCAACCCGCGTGATCATCGCCGGTCAGGGCGAGCTGGTGAACCGGAAGTTCCGAGAGGTCACCACGGCTGAGTCCATCGCGGGCGAGGCCGAGTGGGGCCGTCGCATCGAGCGGTGGCAGGACCAGCGGAACACGAACGAGGACGACGAGCTGGACGACTCCGGCCTGGAGATCCTGGAGGAAGAGGGCTTCACCTCGGTCTCCGCCCAGGCCGTCCCGATGGAGGACAGCGCCGTCGAGTTCGGACGCGACTGGACCATGGGTGACCGGGTCTCCGTCGTCGTCAACGACCAAGAGCTGACCGCCGTGGTGACGGGGATGATCCTCCGAGCCACCAGCGACGGCTTCCGCGTGGGAGCTGTTCTCGGCGACCCGACCGGCTTCAACGCAGAGGCCGCGTACAGCAAGCGAGTCCAGTCCACGGAGACCCGAGTCTCCGAGCTGGAGAAGAACGGAAGCGGCGGAGGCGGCGCATCCGACGAAGTCTTCAGAATCATGGGGGTGTGGTAACCAGTGGCAACGCCGAAGGTCTTCTTCCGGGGTGAACTCCCCGCAGCACGGACGGTCATCTACACCGTCCCGGCCGGGAAGTCGGCGGCGATCACCAGCATCGCTGCGACGAACCCCGGTGCAGACACATCCATGGTCAGCGTCTGGATCGACAACATCCCTCTGCTGGCTGGCGTGGGGCTCCATGTGAACGGAGTCCTCACGCTGGAGATCAGCCAGGCCCTGAACGAGGGCGACACGATCGAGGTGCAGGGCAACTCCGTTCCTGCGCAGACGCACATCAGCGGAGTGGAGTTCTGACGTGGCACTGACTGTCTACCCCCTTGACGCGGGGACTGTTGGCCCGACTGGGCCTGAAGGCCCGCAGGGTCCGAAGGGCGACAAGGGCGACACGGGTAACACTGGAGCCACCGGCGCTACCGGCGCGACGGGTCCGGCTGGTACCAACGGCTCGCAGATGCTTCGAGGTACCTCGGCCCCGGCTGCGGGCACGGGCGTCAACGGTGACTGGTACTGCTGGGAGGACACCCGCACCTTCCTCGGCATCACGAACACGACGTTCACCTTCTACCGCAAGGAGTCCGGCAACTGGGTCCAGGTCGGTAGCACGGTCGCTGGCGCGAAGTGGTACCTCAACAACACCTCGACCTCCAGCGCCGACACCAAGCCCGGCGACATGCTGCTCCGTACCGACACGGGCGACATCTGGCAGCGCGGAGCTACCGGCTGGGGCTCCGTCGTCGGCAACCTGAAGGGGCCGAAGGGCGACACGGGCGACACTGGCCCGCAGGGTCCGCAGGGCCTGCCCGGCGATGGCGCGGTCAACACCGTGAACAGCGTCTCCCCGGACGTGAACGGTAACGTCCAGCTCGGCCCGGTCGACATCGGCGCTCTCGCGCTGACTGGTGGAACCGTCACCGGACACACCGAGATCCGGCCGACGACCGGCCACGCCATCTCGGCGTACGGCAGCTCGGACACGTCGACCTACTTCCGGGTCACGGACGCTGGCCATCCGTACTCCAACTCCAAGCGGGCCACGTTCTACAACATGGGCGTCGGCGACACGACCACCGACTTCGGTGGCGGCACGTTCGTCCTCGGTGTCAAGAACGCCTCGGTGGTTCCGCCGACCACGCCGACGAACGGCGTGCAGATGTGGTCCGAGGGCGGCAAGCTGAAGTTGCGCGGCACGGATGGCGTCGTCAACACCGTCAACGACTTCATGCCGAAGACGGGCGGTGCCTTCACCGACGACTTCAGTCTCGAAGGCGTGTCGGGCTCGTACCGGCAGTTCAGCTTCGACGTGGGCGGCATGAAGCGCTGGACCTTCCAGAAGGACGACGTGGCGGAGCCGGGTGACGGCTCGGGCTCGAATCTCCGGATCTCCTCGCGCAACGACGACGGCACCTTCAAGTCGACCGTGTTCTTCGCCGACCGAGGCACGGGTCAGGTTGCAGTCGGCACCACGGTCCCGTACTCGAACGTGAAGCTCTCGACCGCTGGTGCCATCGGTCTGAAGGACATCGCCTCCGACCCGACCACGGCGACTGGCGGATCGGCCATCTACTCGAAGTCCGGCCTGCTCTACGTCAAGGAGGGCGACGGCACCGTCTTCCAGCTCGAAGACTCCATCCCCCTGACGCAGCGCGCTGCGGCCAACGGTGTTGCGACGCTCGACTCGGGCACGAAGATCCCGATCGCTCAGCTCCCCGACCAGGCCGTCACCTCCGAGTTCACTCCGGAGATCCTGGGCCTGAAGGCGTGGGTCTCTCCGCCGTCCAGCATGGCCTCGGGCTTCACCTACCCCGGTGTCGGCACCGGTCGCATGTCCGCCGTTTACGTCAACCGGAGCATGTCCGTCTCGAAGATCGTCTGGCACTTCTTCGGCTACGCGGGCGGTCTGCTGACCGGCTCCTGGGCTGGCATCTACAACACGTCGGGCACGCTCCAGCGCGCGACCGGCGACATGTCGACAGCCTCCTACGAGCCTGCGGAGCAGCACGACACGGGTGGCGGATGGTCGTCCTCGAACCTCACCTCGGCCATCACGCTGAGCCCCGGCATCTACTACATCCTGTGGCGGATGAACTACACCGCTTCCCCGGTGGACGGCCCGGCCATGGGGCGTCTGGAGAACTCCGAGACGACCCCGAGCCGGATGGGCATCAGCAACAACATCTGGATGCACGGCATGTACTCGACCTCTGCGACCTCTGCCCCGTCGACCATCACGGTCGCCAACTTCCAGCGCGGCGGCACCCGATTCTGGGCGGCGCTGGCCTGATGGGACTCAACATCTGGCCGCCGCAGATCTCGGCGAACATCGCGCGGGGCATCGTGTCCCACGAGGCCATCACCTTGAACACCGACTACATCGGCGACACCGAGACGATCGTGTACCCGCACACGTTCCAGGCGGCGCAGGGGCGCACGTACAAGTTCACGTACAACCTCCTGGTTGTCGACGCGAACGCCACGGGCGACACCACGCCGCCTGGCGCGAAGAACGCAGCGCACCTCTACGGGCGTTGGGCTGCGGGCTCGACCGTGACTACTTCCAGTGCGGTCGTCGCTCAGAAGTACCACACGATCTTCAGCGACTCCTCCGATCGCGACTCGGGAACCATGCTCGTCGGCTACCTGATCAACCCTCCCGCAGGGCAGATCACAGTCGGCCTTGGGCTCAGGGTTCGGATCGCTTCCGGAACGAACGGCATGACTCGCATCCTCCCTGGCAGCGGAAGCTACATCGCCATCGAAGACGTGGGCTCTGGCCTCGCGTAACAAGCACAACGACTTCAGGACCCCTGGGCCTTCGGGCTCGGGGGTCCTTCTCATGACCACTGGAAGGACCCCTCAGTGACACAGAGTTCCTACCCCTTCGACGGGCAGACCACCTCCGAGACCCAGTACAGCCAGTTCTTCCGGGAGCTTCAGGACTCGGGTGTCTGCGCCCAGGCGTCCGACCTCGACCTCCGCGTGGGCGCGGCTGGCACCGGCATGACCGTCACCGTGCAGCCCGGCCGGGCGATCGTCCGTGGTCACGCCTACTCCTCGACGGCCGTCGAGACCCTGACCATCGCCGCGTCTGAGTCGCAGGCCCGCACCGACCGAGTCGTCCTTCGGCTCGACCCCACGGCGAACAGCATCGTCCTGGCCGTCGTCAAGGGCACGGCTGGTGGCGGCCTCCCGGCCCTGGTGCAGACCGACACCGCCATCTACGAGCTTCTGCTCGCCAACGTCACGGTTCCGGCCAGCGCCACCGTGATCACGTCCAGCAACGTCGACCGACAGCGTCGCTTCGTCGGTCACCGCGTCGGTCACTGGGAGACCGAACAGCGTCCGACCAGCCCGCGTCAGGGCCAGCTCGGCTACAACTTCACGACCAACCGGTGGGAGTTCTGGGACGGCTCGGCGTGGACCGACCTTGCCCCGATCGTGGACTACAACACGATCGCCAACAAGCCGTCGACCTTCCCGCCGAACACGCACTCCCACGACTGGGCGTCGATCACCTCGAAGCCGACGACCTTCCCTCCGAGCACGCACACGCACCCGGCTCCGAGCTGGAACGACGTGACCGGCAAGCCGACGACCTTCGCCCCGTCCAGCCACTCGCACGACTGGTCGCAGATCACGGGAGAGCCCGCGTTCGCCTCGACCAGCCACACGCACTCCTGGTCCTCGATCACCTCGAAGCCCTCGACGTTCGCGCCGAGCACCCACTACCACTCGCAGTACCTGGAGGGTGGCGACACCATCGCCTGGGCCAACGGCTCGAAGCAGCCTCACGCCCGAGGCGTCTCCGGGTCCGGCACCTACTACGCGGTGTGGGTCCGTGGCGACGGTGGCTTCTGCCGCAACACCTCCTCGATCAAGTTCAAGGAGAACGTCCGGGACTACGAGATCGACCCGGACGCCGTGCTCGCGCTCGACCCGAAGATCTACGACCGCAAGGCCGAGGTCAACGACGAGGGCGAGATCGAGGAGGGCAACAAGAACGAGGTCGGCCTCATCGCTGAAGAGGTCGCCGAGCACCTGCCCTGGATCGTGAACTACCTCGACGGCGAGGTCGACGGCCTCCGCTACGACCTGCTGGGCGTCGCCCTGCTCCCGGTCGTCAAGCGCCAGGCCAAGCAGATCGAAGACCTCGAAGCCCGACTCGCCCGGCTGGAGTCCGCTCACCACTCGGCGGACGCCAACTGATGACCCTGACCACGCTCGCTGTAGAGCCGTCCGCCCAGACGGCTCTCATCACCACGGGAGGCACCATCGCCGTGGCCCTCATCGGAGCACTCGTAGAACTCCTCCGCCGCCAGCACAACGCGATCGAAGAGGTTCGCGAGAACGCCCGAGAGGCGCGCGATCAGGTGGCCAACACCCACAGCACGAACCTTCGTGACGACCTCGATGAGTTGCACGGCGACGTGCGCGAGGCGCTGACCGTCCTGAACCGGCACGGCGAACTCCTCATCAGCCTGCACGAAGACCTGCGCCAGGAGAGGCGCGAGCGGTTGGCCGTAGCCGACCGCCTGGACGACCACATCAACGCGGTCTGACGACCGCAAGGAAGGAAGGTGCTCAGTGCCCAACGGGCCTCAGCTCTACCCGAAGGCTGACGCCAAGACGCAGTTCTACGGGGGCAAGTTCAACGGCTCCCTGATGGAAGTGAACGTCGGCGTCATCCACACCACGGAAGGGACCTCCTTCCCGGACTACGGTGGCGGCGGCTCTGCGCCGACCATCACCGCCCGCCCGGACTTCGCTGCGCAGAAGCTCGTCTTCCGCCAGCACTTCTACATCGACACCTCGGCTCGCGCCCTGGTGAACGCCTCGGGCGGCGTCGAGACGAACACGCTCAACGTCTTCCAGATCGAGCTGGTCGGCACGTGCGACCCGGCGACCCACCGCAAGTGGACGGCCAACGGCTACAAGCACATCTTCTGGCCCGAGGCTCCGGACTGGGCGCTCCGCGACCTGGCCGAGCTGATGAAGTGGCTGAGCGTCAACCACGGCATCCCGCTCACCTCGGGCCTGAAGTTCGCCGCGTACCCCAGCTCGTACGCCAACGGTGCCGGGCAGCGCATGAGCTTCGCCGACTGGCGGAACTTCAAGGGCTGGTGCGGTCACCAGCACGTCCCGGAGAACAGCCACGGTGACCCCGGCAACTTCCCCATCGAGAAGGTGCTGGCCATGGCCAAGGGCTCGACCTCGACCCCGAAGCCTCCGACGACCACGCCTCCGAAGCCCTCGACCGGCGACACCTACACGGTGAAGTCCGGCGACACGCTCTCTGGCATCGGCGCGAAGCTCGGGATCAAGTGGCTCGACATCGCCAAGGCCAACAACCTGAAGGCCCCGTACGTCATCTCGGTCGGCCAGAAGCTGAAGCTCCCCGGCAAGGGTGGCACCAGTGTGAAGCCTTCGCAGATCGTCCCCCTGAACAAGGCGGTGAAGCCGGGCGGCACGCACGCCCAGGTCGCCGAGCTTCAGCAGCTCCTCATCAAGGCGGGCTACGGCCCGATCCCCGGAGCGGTGACTCGGTACTACGGCAAGAACACCGGAGCCGCTGTGGCCCGGTTCTACCGCAAGAACCCCAAGCTCTCGAACTCCAGCTACGACACGGCCATCGGGCCGAAGGGGTTCATCGAGCTTCAGAAGGAAGCAGGAAGGAAGTGATCGTGGGCCGTCACACCGCCCCGAAGTCCCCTGGTAGGAACCTGATCCTGCCGCTCATCCCCGCGAGGTTCCGTTCGCAGGCGACCTCCGTCATGGCGCTCCTCGGCGCTGCGGCGAGCATCGGCGCGATCTACTTCGCCGACGACCCGCGCGTGGTCGCTGGGATCAACCTGCTCACCGTCCTGGGTGTGTACGCCCAGCGCGACGAGATCTCGCAGCACTCCCCCGCTGTCGAGGAAGACGCTGAGCCCTCACAGGGCCAGTAACACAGAAGGCCCCCGCCAGCTCCGTGCCGGTGGGGGCCTTCTTCCTGTCTCCGCTCACTGCTTCATCGCCTCGATGTCCTCCAGGCTCACGATCTTCGGGCGAGCCCGAGGTGCAGTGCGCTTCTTCGTGGTGGTTACCGCGCGCTGGCGCGGGGCAGCCTCGACATGCTTCACACCCATGAGGCCGACGATCGGACGTGCGTGCTCATCACACAGGTCCAGCTCGACCGTCCGCCCCTCCATCCCGAGTGTGTAGTGCTTGGTCGGGACTCCGACCGCCTGGTCCAAGTCGCAGACGGTGATCTCGATCTTCAAGGAAGGCTCCTCTCGTTGACTGTGTGTAACCGAGTGTGTAATGATTGCACACACACAGTGACGGCGCAAGTGAGAGGAGCACACGGATGCCAGCTCGCAAGATCCAGGACGAAGGTGAAGTCCTGCGCTGGTTCGAGGAAGGTCGGACCTACGACTGGATGGTCGAGGAGTACCGGCGCAAGTACAACATCGAGACGGTCCCGTCTCTGTGGGGGAACTTCCGGCGTCGGCGTGGGTTACCACGGCGCATCGTGCGTGACGACGATCTCATCCCCTGGCTCATCAAGGAGGAGCACCGCTGGCTGTACCCGCTCGCGATGCTGCGTGTCGAGGCGCGCTTGCGCGCAGGCGCGAAGGTCTCAGAGCTGGAGCTGTCCCGCGTGACGAACTGGAAGCAGATGCTCGAAGAGGAAGGTGCCGTTGTGCACTACGACCCGGACACCGAGGACGGGTTCTTCTACGTTCCTCGCCAGCCCAGCGACGACGACATCATCCACAAGCCGCAGCGCAAGACGACGCCGCGTCGCCGAGCAGACTGATCATCCGATAGGGTCTCGGTATACCAAGATGTTGAAGCGTCAACGGGGACGCGCAGTTCAGGACAGAGCTGCGAAGGTTGCACACGGCAGGGAGGTCGTGGTACAACTTCTCTCGCAGCAAGGAACACACGTAACGGGAGAGAAGCAGTGCCGCAGGTTGTTGTTCCCCTCGTCGCTGGGGGGAGGCCACTCGACTACTGGGTGGGCCAGGGGAAGATCATGATCCACACGGACTTCGAGGGCTTCGACTTCCACATCACCGCAGATCCGGACCACTCGCCAAGCGAGATGAAGGCTGTCCTGATCGACGCGGCGAGGGCGGGACTGTCGCTCATCGAGGAGCACGACCCGGAACTCATGGAGGACGGGCGGATCAAGATCTACCTCGCACCGATCTGGATGGACGAATCCGAGTTCTCTCCCGGCAACTACTTGGAGGTGGTCGCTTGACCCTGAACTTCATCGACATCGCGAGCAAGCCCGTACATCCCAACGAGTCCGTCCCTCGGGACGGCCACGGCAAGCCGCTGGTCATCCCGGAGGAGGGTGGCAAGCCGAAGGCCCTGGTCCGCACGACGACGTTCATCGACTGCATCGAGGACAAGTCGAGCCTGGTGGACTGGGGCAAGCGGATGGTCCTGGTGGGGGCGCAGAAGCGCCCCTCTCTTCTGGACGCCGTTGCCGAGCTGGACCCCAACGACAACGCCGACAAGAAGAAGCTGAACGCTCTCGCCGAGCGGGCGCTGGACATCTCCGGTGCCAACGACAAGCGCGAGAAGGGCACGCACCTTCACGATCTGTCGGAGTACGTGGACCGTGGGGAGCAGATCCCGAGCCACGCCTCCGAGCAGGATCTGGAGGACATGATGGCCTACATGATGGCCACCGCGCCGCTCACCGTGCACTCGGTCGAGCAGTTCGTCGTGTGCTCCCAGCTCGGAGTCGGCGGCACGTTCGACCGCACCTACGGCTACGAGGGCCTGGACCCTGACGGCAAGCTCGTCTCGGGTCGCTTCATCGGCGACCTGAAGACCGGCTCCGTCGAGTACGGCGGCCTGAAGATGGCCATGCAGCTCGCGATCTACTCGCGGGCGAAGAAGTACGACCACACGATGTTCCCCGCCCCGGACCGCGCGAAGGACGAGAAGGCGTGGAACAAGTGGAAGAAGACCGAGGTCTCCGCCGAGGAGATCGCTCAGGCGTACACCGTGCCCGAGCCGGTCAACCAGGACTGGGGCATCATCGTCCACTTGCCTTCCGGCGAGGGAGTGTGTAACCTGTACTGGGTCGACCTGAACGTCGGATGGAAGGCAGCGCAGCTCGCGCTCACCATCCGCGAGATGAGGTCGCTGTCGCGCAAGGCGATGCGTCCGTTCGTAGTGACGGACACCACACCCCCTGGGGTGGACTTCGGCTGACAAGGTGTGTTACCTTGGCAGGGCCGAACGGGGACAGCGAGTCCCGAACAGCGAAGGGTTGACACCGAAGCGAAGGTACGCTACGGTAGACACCGACACCGAACGAGAGGAGAACGAACACAGTGAGTGAACTCAGCGTGACGATCAAGTACGACAAGGGTCACGACGCGACCTGGGCGGTCTTCCGGGGAAGCCCGGACGAGATCAGGTCCGACATCGCTTCGTACTTCGGCTTCCAGCGTGAAGCCATCGCCGAGCTGACGCTCTCCGAGCTGGTCGTCCACGCGACCGACCTGGCGCACGGCAAGGGCAACGCGGCTCGCTTCCTCGGCGGGGTTGTGCTACCTTCGCAGAGCGCGGTCGCCGAGACCGAAGCCGCGAAGACGGCGGCCAGCAACGAGGACCCCTGGGCTGTCGCTGGCAGCCCGCAGGCCGCAAGCGCGTGGGCCAACCCCGCAGCGCAGCAGGCCCCGGAGGAGCCCAAGGCGGACGACCCCAACGCCTGGATCTTGGGCGAGATCGAGAAGCAGACCACGGTCGACGGACTGAAGCGACTGTGGGCCAGCAACCAGAGCTTCTTCTCGGACGCCACTGTGATGGCGACCTGGAAGGCGAAGGGCAAGGCGCTCAGCGCCAAGTAGCCCTACCCAGCACCACCCAACACCAACTCATCGAGCATCGACTCACCAACACCTGGAGGTAACACCCGTGGCTCTCAACTTCATCGACATCCCGCAGCAGGGCGGCGGCTGGTTCAAGCCGAAGGACAACGTCAACGCCGTGGCCATCCTTCTGGAGGTCCACTCGTTCGACCGTCAGCGTCCGACCCCGAACGGCCCGAAGGACTCCGTCCTCGCGGACGTGACCATCTTCTCCTCGCAGGCGGACCTGGAGGCGGGCACCCCGTCGTCCATCGCCAAGGGTCAGAGGATCGAGCAGACCGTGCTCGCCCGCGACCTGGAGGCGATCGTCGGTGGCGCGACCATCGTGACCCTCGACCAGATCCCGGCCAAGAAGCCGGGTGCCTACCCGGCGTGGGTCTGGCGTCAGGCCGACAACGCGGCCAAGCAGAAGGTCGTGGCCTACGCGACCAAGCGCGAGGCCGAGGTCAACGCGGCGATGGACGCTGTGCCGGACTTCGACTGATCAACATGTGCAACCTTCGCAGGGGGCAGTCCTTCGGGGCTGTCCCCTCGGGGCAGTGAGAGAGGAGTGTGAGTGAAGCGACCTACGAGAGATGAGTGGGCGCTCGGCATCGCCGAGGCCGTCGCCACCATCGCAGACTGTACGCGCGCCCAGGTGGGCGCGATCATCGTGGCCAAGCGAGGCCACTCCGTTCTGGGGCTCGGGTACAACGGGCTTCCGTCCGGAATCCCCGGCTGTGCCACTGCGGGCAACTGCCCGAGAGGGCAGCTCACTCCCGAGGAGTGCGCTCGGGACAGCGACTACTCGAATTGCTCGGCGACGCACGCTGAGCGCAACGCGATCGAGGATGCCCTCGCCAAGGGTGTGCATCCCGACGCGCTGAAGGAGTCGACGCTCTACGTCACGCGCAAGCCGTGTCCTGCTTGCACCACCCTGATCAACTCCTGCGGCATCGGTCGTGTCGTAGTTCGAGGAGAGGAGAACACCGAGTGCTCACCCCTGGAAGGTCTCTGGCGCTCCATGCAGAGTCGGGTCGTGAACTCCCTCGCGTAGAGGCGTTCGAGGCCCTGTACCAGAAGGGCATCCGCCCCCGGCACGGCGAGGTCATCATGATCGCCGGTCGGTCCGGTACACAGAAGTCGGGCTTCGCCCTCTTCTGGGTCGCGTCGATGAACCTGCCGACACTGTACTTCTCCGCCGACATGAGCGCCTTCACGGCGTCCTCGCGACTCGCCTCGATGGCGACCGGCGACACGACCGAGATGGTCGAGGCGGGCATGGCCGCTGGTGGCAAGCACCGGCAGGCGTACCTCGATGCGCTGTCGCACTCGCGCATCCAGTTCTCCTTCGGCTCCCCCATCACCTGGCGTGCCGTCGATGAGGAACTGGAGGCGTACGTCGAGCTGTGGGACGCCTTCCCCGAGGTGATCGTGTTCGACAACCTGATGGACTTCGAGGGCGCGGAGTCGGACTACACCGAGCAGATGTCGGTGATGTCCAACGCGACTGAGCTGGCTCGCGCTACCGGCGCGACCGTGATCCTGCTGCACCACGCCTCCGACAAGAGCTGGGAGGCGAAGTCCGACCCTTGGGCTCCGCCGTCCCGAGACCAGGTCAAGGGCGGCCTGTCCGAGAAGCCTGAGCTGTCGCTCACGGTCGCTCTCGACCCGCACAGCCTGGAGTACAAGGTCGCCTGCGTGAAGCAGCGCATGGGTCCGTGTGACCCCACGGCGCGCTCGTACGCCAGCCTCCGGTGCAAGCCGGACGTGACCCGCTTCGAGAAGCTGGACGCTGCACTGCGTACGCCGCCGAAGCCCGCGACCAGCGAGGACTGGTCACCCGACAAGGTGTTGCTCAACACCTGATCCGTGTGTTACCTTGGCAGAGCAGTCGGGGCCGCAAGGCCCCGCCTCTCAGATGGGAGTGTGCAACCTTGGCAAGCCCCGCGTACAACAAGCGCAAGGGAGCCGACTGGGAGATCTCGCTTCGGAACGAGTTCCGCGAGCTGGGCTTCGACATCGAGCGCCTGCACCTGAACGGTGCGGACGACGAGGGTGACCTGGTCATCCGGCTCGACGGCAAGTTCGTCGTCATCGAGGCGAAGAACGCGAAGCTCGAACCGTCGACCTTCATCAAGCAGATGGAGGACGAGACCGAGAACTTCCGCAGGAACAGGGGCCTCGACCCCGAGAAGGTGGAAGGAGTGGTGATCGTGAAGCGACGAGGACTGAGCTGGCGCAAGGCGCTGGTGCTCACCACCGTCGAGCGACACTTCGGTCTGGAGGACCCGTCGTGATCGGCTTCATGGGCTGGGAGCCCGGCGTGTTCGAGGAGATCCAGCAGGAGCTGTGGGCGTACCTCGACTTCATCGAGGACCCCGAGTCGGACATCGACTTGATCCTGGATGTCGAGCGTGCGTACGGGATCGACCTTGCGCTTCTCTGACATGAACGAGCGGCGGCACAAGCAGAACTTCGAGAGTACCGACGACACGAAGCCGACCCTGGAGTCCACTCTCCTCCACTACGGGGTCGTGCTTCACCAGGGGCGGCGCACTGGGATGACCCACTGCCCGCTCCACGAGGACAACACACCGTCGCTGTCCTACAACCTCGACAAGGAGCTGTGGCGATGCCACTCCTGCGGGCAGGGCGGCGACAGTTACACGATGATCATGAAGAAGGAGGGGACAGACTTCCGTGGAGCACGAACCGTTGGTGCCGCTCTCGACCAGTCAGAAGGAAGCACTGGAGGAGGCGACGAGGGCGTACGAGGGAGCAGTTACGGCGGACGCCGCTCGGTACCTGCTCGCAAGGGGTCTGGATCGAACGGCGGCGGTTACCAACCGCGTTGGCGTCGTGGCTGATCCGTTCCCCGGTCATGAGAGGTTCCGAGGGTTCCTCGCGATCCCGTACCTGAGCAAGGACGGGTACCCCCTGTCGATGCGGTTCCGCTGCATCCAGGAGCACAACCACCGCGACTTCGGTCACGGCAAGTACATGGGGATGAAGGACGAGCCCCCGCGCATGTTCAACGTGGGCGCGATCCACCAGGCTGGCGACGAGATCGCCGTGGCCGAGGGTGAGTTCGACGCCATGGTCCTGAACATGATCGGGATGCCCGCAGTGGCCATCCCTGGAGCGACCGGCTGGCGGAACCACTACCGCCGGATGCTCGCTGGCTTCAACCGCGTGTGGGTCTTCGGTGACCCGGACGACGCTGGGGCCGAGTTCACTGCGAAGGTCTGCCGCTCGCTGCGCTCCGCCAAGGGTGTGCGCCTGCGACACGGCGATGTGACCGACACGTACCTGAAGGGTGGGGCCGACGCGATCTGGTCCCTGATGACGAAGGAGGGCTCCGAGTGAGCGAGCTGAACGAGACGACCGAGACCAAGACCACCACCCGCAAGCGCGCCCCGCGCAAGGACCCGGCCCCCAAGGTCGAGGGTCCGGCCTACCTCTCCGAGCTGCTGAAGGAGATCGAGGAGGTCGACCCGACCGGTCTGCGCGAACTCTCGAACGAGAGCCGCAGGCAGTACGCACTCCGCGCGCAGAACTGGTCGAAGGCAGCGCCCAGCCTGCCGGGCAGCCTCATGGCCCGAGCGAACCAGGCTCTGGCGCAGCGTGATCCGGACAAGCTCCGCGCCGCCCTGCTCCGCGTCGCCGCCGTGGCGCTGGCCAAGGTGGAGGAGATCGACGGAGCCTCGAAGTGAACGAGCCCGAGTTCTCCGAGGTGTCGCAGGACGACCCGTTCAGCGAGGTGAAGCGTGTGGCTTCCCTGCTTGGGGACCTGCGTCGCGAGCTGGTCAAGGAGGGGTTCTCCGAGGACCACGCCTTCCAGCTCTGTGAGACCGCACTCATCCACGAGGTGGCTGGGTTGTGACTCCTCCCCTCCCCGGCCGACCCGGCGTGAAGCTGGCGGCCATCTGGGAGGCGATGACCCCGGTCGAGCGCCAGTTGTTCAAGCCGGTGCTCCTGGGGTCCGCCTCCGCCGAGTGGCTGGCTGACCTGCTCCGCTCCGAGGGACACGAAGTGTCCGCATCCACGATCCGTACGTACCGACGCGCTCTGCGCAGAGAGGGGGTAGCCAGTGTCTGAGCTTGCCGACAAGCTGCTCGCGAAGCCCACGGCCCCGACCGTGAGGAAGGCCAACCCCGAGAAGGACTTCACCCGACAGATCGAGATCAAGGGTGACGACGCGGACGTGACCGTGCGCTCCGAGTCCTTCGAGTCCAACGAGTCTGAGGCGATCCGAGTCCTGGAGGGACAGGGCCTCGACCCGGCCGACTGGACCGTCACCGGCTTCCGCTCCTCGGAGTGGACCATGGCGAACGGGGACACCGGGGTCAGCACCCGGTTCCAGTTCAAGCGTGAGTGTGCTACCTTCGCTGAGCGCCCTCCGCTCGATGAGCTGCTGAGCGCGATCGAAGCGTACGCCCCGCCCCAGCCCGAGGTGCTGATCCTCAACAAGGGCGAGGGCCACACGCTGATCGTCGCCATCGGCGACATGCAGTTCGGCAAGATCGACGGGGACGGCGTCGAAGGGACGCTGCGCCGGACGGTCGAGTGCCTGAACAAGGCGGCCGACCTGCTCGGCGTGTACCGCCTTCGGTACAACATCACACACGTCCACATCGCCTGGCTCGGTGACCACATCGAAGGCTTCGTCTCGCAGGGCGGGGCCAACACCTGGCGCACGCAGCTCACGCTGAACGAGCAGATCCGCCTGACCCGGCGAGTGATGCTCCACGCGATGCTCCTGTTCGCGCCGCTGGTCGAGCGCCTGACCATGGCCGCTGTGCCGGGCAACCACGGCGAGGCCGTGCGGATCAACGGCAAGGGCGTGACGCGGTACGACGACTCGCACGACACCGAGTCCCTGATCGCGGTGAAGGACGCGGCCGACCTCAACCCCGCGCGGTTCGATCACGTCGAGTTCTACGTGCCCGACACGGACGAGCTGACCGTCGTGGTCGAGTGCTCGGGCACTGTCGTCGCCCACGCCCACGGCCACCAGTGGAGGCCGGGCAAGCACTTCGACTGGTGGAAGGGGCAGGCGTTCAACAAGGACTCCGCGATGCACCACGCGGACCTCCTGCTGTCCGGCCACCTGCACCACGAGCACGTCGACACGGACGGCTGGCGGACCTTCCTTCAGCCCCCGGCGATGGAGTCCGAGTCCACCTGGTGGAGGCACGCGAAGGGCACGGGCGGAGCGCCTGGCCTGGTCGTCGCCATCACGAAGGACGGTCGAGTCCCCGTGAAGGAGATCGTCCACTGAACAACGAACGAGAGGAGCACTACCCAGTGAAGATCATCGAGATCACCAACGCCTACGAGACCGCCGAGGAAGCTCGGGTCGACTGGTCTGTGATCAGCATCCCCGAGGTCGAGGACGCGATCGTGCAGGCGGCCCGCAGCTTCGAGCGTGACTACGAAGGGGTGGTCGAGTTCGAGGACATGCAGCAGGAGCTGACCATCGAAGTCGCGATGCGACCGGCCATGGTCCATGAGGCGCTGGGGATGGAGGACCACCGCACGGTCCTGATCACCCGGTTCAAGCGCCTCCTGCGCAGCAAGTTCAAGCGACCGGCCACTCGGCTCAGGCAGCACACGTCCTTCGAGGGCGAGCAGGCGAAGTTCAACCCGGAGGTGTCGTAGTGAGTTACAACCGAGCGCTGGTCGAGAAGCTGCTCCCCTGCGTGTGGGACGGCGAGGCGGCCTACGGGCTGAAGAACGAGCAGGCTCCGGATGCTGACATGCCGAAGACGGCGAGCAACCCGAAGACCGCGAACACCCTGTACGCCCACCTCGCCGACATCCACACCGCGTGGAAGTGGGCGGTCAACGACGGGGTGACCCTGGACGAGGCGCGAGCTGTGCTCATGCGCTACGGGCTGGACTACACCTTCGAGGAGATCGCCGGTCACTTCGGCGTGAACAAGAGCACGATCCAGCGTCGAGCCGAGCGAGGCGTCGGCAAGATGACTGCCCACCTGAACGGCGTCCCGTACGTGGACGGCTACGACAACGACGACATCGAGGAGATCGCAGCGTGAGTGAGACCCAGCCCGAGCAGCCGGTCAGCCCCATCCCGCCCGGCCAGACCCACTACATGGACGACCTGAACCGGATGTACTACTGGTTCAACGCCGAGGACGAGCAGGTCTACTCGCGTCCGTACAACGAGTCCGAGGTCAAGGACATCCCGGTCCGGCAGATGCTCGGAGCGCTCCGGACCGAGGCCGTCGAGGCGATCACGCTGAACGACCAGTGGATCGCAGACAACGACGCCTTCCTCCTGGTCGAGGCTCCGACGCAGGAACAGCTCCTCGCCCAGGTCCGGGCGCTGACCGTGCAGGCGAGCTACCAGTCGGGCACGGCGAAGCGTGTGATCCGTGTGCTGGCTCAGATCACGGGTGTGACTGTGTAGCAGACGTGGTAGTGTGAGAGTGTCGCAGGGCGGCTCCTTCGGGAGGCCGCCCTTGTGGCAGTGAGAGAGACAGACGAACTTCAAGGAGGAACAACTCAGTGACGAACACCAACCAGGTTCCCTTCGGTCCCACCGGCCAGCTCGTGTACGAGCGCACCTACTCCCGCACGCTGGCCGATGGCTCCAAGGAGACCTGGCCGGACACCGTCCGTCGAGTCGCCAAGGGCAACCTCGCCCTGGTCCACGGCACCGACATGGACGCCTGGCCCGCTGAGGCGAAGGTCGAGTACGACGAGCTGGTCTCGTTCATGGACGTGTTCGCGATCATCCCGGCTGGCCGTCACCTCTGGGCCACGGGCGTGAAGGGTCGGCAGTACCTGTTCAACTGCCACGTCGCCCCCTGGGGCGAGAAGCTGTCGAGGCACTTCGAGTTCACCTTCATGCGACTGATGGAGGGCGGCGGTGTGGGCGGCAACTACAGCTCGTCCTACCTGGAGGGGTACGGCGCACCGCGCCGAGAGCTGGACGTGCACATCGTGTGCGACTCGACCCACCCGGACTACGAGGAGATGAAGACCTCGGGCCTGCTGTCCACCGAGTACGACTCGGACTGGGACGGAGCCTTCGAGGTGGACGACTCCCGTGAGGGCTGGGCCGACGCGATGGTCGACCTGATCGACACGTTCATGACGGACGGCGAGGTCGCCCACCGGAACCGCGTCTACGACGTGAGCCGAGTGCGTGCGAAGGGTGCACGCCTGAAGACGTTCGGCGGCACGGCCAGTGGCCCGGCCCCGTTCGGTCGGATGATGCAGGAGATCGGGCGCATCCTGAGCAAGGCGGCGCGCGAGGTCGGCGAGTGGGCGGTGCATCCGCACGTCACCCCGACCGAGGCCATGGAGATCGACCACGCCATTGCGGAGTGTGTCGTCTCGGGTGGTGTCCGGCGCTCGGCTCGCATGGCGATCGTGAAGTGGGACGACCCCTTCATCGAGGACTTCCTCGCGTGCAAGCACGACATGTCGAAGCACTGGACCACGAACATCTCGGTCGAGATCGACAACCGCTTCATCCAGGCGCTCAACGAGGTGACGGACGGACGGCACGCTGAGGCTGTCGCGGTCCACCGCCGAGTGGTCGAGGGGATGCTGATCAACGGTGAGCCCGGCTACTGGAACTCCTCGTACTCCAACGAGGGTGAGGTCGGCACGGTCATCGCGACGAACCCCTGCGGCGAGATCGCGCTGGAGCCGACCGAGAACTGCAACCTCGGGCATGTGAACCTGGACTACTTCGCTCCGGAGGTTCGAGGCGGACGCTTCAAGCTGAAGGAGATGCACCGGGCGCACCAGCTCATGACCCGCTTCCTGATCCGAGCCACCTTCGGCGACGTGACGGACGGGGAGCAGGCGGCCAAGCTCGCGGCCAACCGGCGCATCGGCGTGGGTCACCTCGGGGTCCAGGGCTTCCTGGCCAAGATGGGCATCCGCTACTCGAACGCCCCGTACAACGAGAACTTCCGGGCTCGACTCCGGGACATGTACGACACGGTCCGCGACGAGGCTCGGGAGTACGCCTTCCAGCTCCGCATCCCGGAGCCGGTGAAGGTGACGACTGTGGCCCCGACCGGCTCGATCGCGAAGCTGCCTGGCGTGAGCGAAGGCATCCACCCGATCTACGCCCGGACGTTCCTCCGTCGAGTCCGCTTCTCCATGCCGGACCCGGCGCAGGCGAAGACGGTGAACGACGCGATGATGGCCGGTCACCTGGTCGAGCAGTGCATCTACGACCAGTCGGGCAACACGATGGTCGTGGCCTACCCGACGAAGGAGAAGCTGGTCGCCGAGGTCGAGGCGATGGGCATCGCTCCCGAGGTGGTGGAGTCCGCCGACGAGATCAACCTCCACTCGATGCTCGCCTTCCAGGCGATGTACCAGGAGGAGTACGCCGACAACGCGGTGTCCTTCACGGTGAACTTCCCCGAGGGGCAGTACGACGTGGACGAGGCCGCCGACATCATCCGTGGCTGGCTGCCCGAGCTGAAGGGTACGACCCTGATGCCAGACGGCACGCGAGCCCAGGCTCCGTACGAGCGGCTGACCGCTGAGCAGTTCGCCGAGTACGAGGTCGTGTCCGTCGAGGACTCGACTGACGAGAACTGCGCGAACGGCGCGTGCCCCGTGCGGTAACGAGCAAGACACAGGCCCCTGCCTCTCCGGAGGTGGGGGCCTTGTTGTCGTTGTGGCACCATGCTGCGCATGAAGCAGACGCGCATCTACCTGGTGGACGACCTCGACGGCAGGAACGGGGCACGCACTGTGACCTTCGGACTCGACGGCCAGCAGTACGAGATCGACCTCACCGAGAAGAACGAGGAGCGGCTACGCAAGGCGCTCGACAGGTACGTGCTGGCGGCCCGGAAGGTGAAGCGAAGGAGGGCTACGTCCACTCGATCTGGCAAGTGACGACAGCCTCCGTGCGGGCCGCTGGCAGCGTACGACAAGGCCCCTGGGCAGTTGGTCCGGGGGCCTCACGCTTGCCCGTGAGAGAGGCAAGCAGGGCTTCCCTCTCCTCCTCCGGGAGGGCCATGAGCATGTCGGCAAGGCGCTCGATCATGCGCGTTCCAGCAGGCCAGACGGCTTCTTGACCGTGAGCGGGAGCATCTTCCCGCCAGGCGGAGCCAGTTGTGGGCTTGTTCCCATCTGGGGGCAGATGGAACCACGCCTACATCCAGTAGTACCCTGCTCACCATGAGTGCGCGCGACTACGACATCGAAGCTGAGTGGACACCGGCCGACCTCGCCCTGCTGAAGGAGCTGGAGGAAGCCGAGGCCCTGCTACCAGCCGACGCGCCTCGCGCGCTCCTGTCGGTGCGCCTGTCCGTCTTCACTGACGACACCACGTCCCCGGTCCGGCAGGAGCTTGACCTCCGCCAGCTCGCCCGAGAGAAGGGCTACCGAGTCGTCGGCTTGGCCAGCGACCTGAACGTGTCGGCTACCAAGGTACCGCCATGGAAGCGCAAGTCCCTCGGCGACTGGTTGAACAACCGAGCGCCCGAGTTCGACGCGCTCCTGTTCTGGAAGATCGACCGGTTCATCCGCAACCTCAACGACCTGAACGTGATGATCCGTTGGTCGGAGACCTACTCGAAGAACCTGATCTCGAAGAACGACCCGATCGACCTGACGACGACGATGGGCAAGATGATGGTCTCGCTCCTCGGTGGCGTCGCCGAGATCGAGGCGGCCAACACGAAGACCCGCGTCGAGTCCCTGTGGGACTACACCAAGACGCAGGGCGAGTGGCACGTCGGCAAGCCTCCCTTCGGCTACAAGACGGGGCGTGACGCGGCGGGCAAGGTGGTCCTGGTCGAGGACCCTCCTGCGGTCGAGACGCTGCACACGGCGCGCGAGCTGGTGATGAGCGGGATGTCCACGACGGCCGCCGCGAAGGAGCTGAAGGAGCGTGGGCTGATCTCGTCCACGACTGCCACCCTGACCCGTCGCCTGCGCAACCCCGGCATCCTCGGGCTCCGTGTCGAGGAGGACAAGGACGGTGGCATCCGGCGCTCGAAGCTGATCCTGGGGCGCGACGGCCAGCCGATCCGCATCGCCGATCCGATCTTCACCGAGGAGCAGTTCGAGGAGCTGCAAGCCGTGCTCGACAAGCGCGGGAAGCGCCAGCCTCATCGCCAGCCAGGCGGGGCGACGAGCTTCCTCGGAGTGCTGAAGTGCGCGGAGTGTGGGACCAACATGATCAACCACTTCACCCGCAACCGGCACGGGGACTACGCCTACCTTCGGTGCCAGGGCTGCAAGTCCGGAGGGTGCGGCGCACCCAACCCGCAGGAGGTGTACGACCGGCTGGTCGAGCAGGTGCTCGCTGTGCTCGGAGACTTCCCCGTCGAGATGCGGGAGTACGCCCGAGGCGAGGAGAAGCGCAAGGAGCTGAAGCGCCTGGAGGAGTCGATCGCGTACTACATGAAGGAGCTGGAGCCGGGCGGCCGGTTCACCAAGACGCGGTTCACCCAGGACCAGGCCGAGGGCACGCTCGACAAGCTGATCGCCGAGCTGGAAGCCATCGACCCCGAGTCGGCGAAGGACCGGTGGGTCTACGTCGCCGGGGGCAAGACGTTCCGCGAGCACTGGGAGGAGGGCGGCATTGACGCCATGTCGGCCGACCTGATCCGAGCGGGCATCCGGTGCCAGGTGACACGGACCAAGGTCCCGAAGGTGCGTGCACCGCAGGTGCACCTGAAGCTCATGATCCCGAAGGACGTTCGGACCCGCCTGGTCATACGGCCAGACGACTTCGGACAGACCTTCTGAGACAACGCAAGAAGCCCCCAGTCGAGAGGTGACTGGGGGCTTCGTTGTTACAGCTTGCTCGGGTCGTAGGGGATCTCGTCGTCACCGTCGATGATGACGACCTCGATCTCGATCACGGGGCGACGCGGCCGTGCCGCATGAAGGCGGACCACGTGAGGGGCATCGCGTCGGCGAAGACCTCCTCCATCTCGTCGGCCACCATCTCGATCTCCTTCTGCGGGAAGGAGGGGTAGGCCGCCTCGTCGTTGATCGTGCGCAGCGAGAGGAAGTGCATCAGGCTGCGCGGGTTGCAGGTCGCGTAGTACGAGGTCATGAGGCCCACCGGCAGGATCATCCGGGCCACCTCCTTGGCGATGCCGTGCAGGAGCATCGCCTCGTACTCGCCGTAGATCGCCTCGTACGTTCCCTGCATGACGTAGGGGACGAGGCCCTTCTGGAAGCTGGTGCCAGGCTCGAAGGTGTACGCACCAGGCTTGCCCACCTGGACAAGGTTGCGCTCCTTGCCGGGCACGTAGAACGAGGGCTTCAGGGTCTTGTAGCGGCCCGACTCCTCGTTGTACGACCACCCGGCGCGGTGGCGGAAGTGCTCGCGGGCCACGAAGATCGGGGCCTCGACGTAGAAGGTGAAGCTGCCGTGCTCGAAGGGCGAGCCGTGCCTGTCCCGCATGAGGTAGTTGATCAGGCCCTCGTCCTTGGTGAGGTCGACCTCCTCCTCGTGGCTTCCGCCGATCGTGCTGACCCGCGCGGCCATGGCCACGTCGGAGTCCTTGACGTTGTGCTTGACGAGCTTGACGGTGATGTCGTTGCGGAAGGTGACTTCGGTGCTCACTGGTTGGTGGTCTCCTCTTCGGTGGTGCGGAGCTGACGCTCGTGGATGATCTCGGTGCCCTCCCAGGCCAGCACCTCCAGCAGGGCCAGCATCCGCCAGGCGTACTGGCTCTTGCCGAGGCCGGTGCGGTAGATGACCGAGGGCTTGCGGCCCCTCATCAGGTGGATGAGGCGGAAGGGGATGATGTTCTCGGGCTCGACCAGCCCCTCGAACATGCGGCTCTGGTGGTAGCCGTAGACGATCGCGACGGGCTCGGTGTTGGTCTGCGACACTGTCACATCTCCTCATCGTTGAACGGGTCGTACAGGAAGGGCTCGGCGTCGGTGACGCCCTGGGCGGCAAGCTCGGCGAGACGTTCGTCCCGGACCGTGCGGTCGTAGCTGACCGCGCTGGTCATGCGCTTGCCGTCCAGAGCTGTCCACCGCAGCCGCCAGAACTCGATGCTGGTGGGCTTCACTGACCGGCGACCTCGTCCTCGGTGAGGCGTTCGAGGAGACCGTGCAGCGTGCGGACCGTGGGCTCTCGGAGCCGGGCCAGTTCGCCCTGAAGCTCGAAGATCCGGGTGGCCCTCGACTGGGCCAGTGCGTACTGGTGGTCAGCGATGGCCTTCCACCGCTTGACCTCGCTCTCCAGCTCGATGATCCGGGCACAGAGTCCGAGGTCGGGGACCTCCTGGTGGGTGGGGGCGGGGTCGCCATTACCGCGACCCTCGCCGTTCACCCAGTTCCATCCGTTGCTCACTGTGTTCCGTCTCCTCTCAGGCGGACTGCATGAACTGCTGAAGCTCGGCGTCGAGGGCCGGGCTCCGGGTGACCTGGTACTTGCCCACCCGCATGTGCTGGGTGATGCCAGGTCCGACGAGACGGAGGAACACCTCAGTCTCGCCAGGGTGCCGGTCGAGGATCTTCGCCAGGACCGGCGCGGTCTTGTCGTTGAGGCCGGTGATCGGCAGCTCGATGACGACAGGTCCATCTTGCACACTCACGAGGTTCTGCGCAAGTTCCACACCCATGCCGATGAGCTGAGGCGAGCCGTCACGGTACTCCAGACGCGCCTTCACGAAGACGATGGCGTCCTGGGCCAGCACGTCCTTCACGTCCCCGTAGGAGCCCGCGAAGAAGGCGCACTCGACCGATCCGGTCTGGTCCTCCAGCTCGGCGACGGCCCACTTCTGGCCGCGCTTGTTGGTCTTGACCTCGACGGCCGAGACCAGGCACCCGATGCGTACGACCATGCCCTCCTGAGCGTGATCGTCCAGCACATCGGCGACCGAGTGTGTAGCTTGCGCACGGAGCGACGCCTCCAGCCCGGCGAGCGGGTGGTCGGAGACGTACAGGCCCAGCATCTCCCGCTCGATGGAGAGACGCGGACCCTTCGCCCAGTCCTCCCCCGCCGCGAGCTTGATCGGCTCGGTGTCGGCAGGGATGAACAGGCCCGGTGTCCCGAGCCGGTCGGCGCTGTCGGCCAGAGCCTCGTGCTGCTCGGCCAGACCCTTGCGGGTTGCTCCGGTGGAGTCGAACGCACCGGCCTTGATCAAGGACTCGATGGCTCGCTTGCTCACGGTCGCCTGAGTCGCTGCCTTCAGGAAGTCCGGCAGGGAGGTGAACTTCCCCCAGGCTTCCCGGAGTTCGGCGATCTCCGCGACCATGCCCTCGCCCACGTTCTTCACGGCGGTCAGCCCGAAGCGGATCTCGTGCTCCCCGTTGGGGGTGAACGAGCTGTTCGAGACCGACACGTCGGGCGGCAGGACCCGAAGGCCCATGCGCCGAGACTCGCCGAGGTACGTGGCCATCTTGTTCTTGTCGTCGCCCACCGAGGTGAGCGCAGCCGCCATGTACTCGGCTGGGTAGTGCGTCTTCAGCCACGCCGTGCGGTACGCGATGAGTCCGTACGCCGCCGAGTGCGCCTTGTTGAAGGCGTAGCCAGCGAACGGGACCAGCACGTCCCACACTGCCTGGATGGCACCGTCCGAGTAGCCTCGCTCGCGCGCTCCCTTCTGGAAGTTCACGAACTCCTTGGCCAGAACCTCGGGCTTCTTCTTGCCCATCGCCCGGCGAAGCAGGTCGGCCTGACCGAGGGTGTACCCGGCCATGACCTGCGCAACCTTCTGCACCTGCTCCTGGTAGATGATGAGCTGGAAGGTCGGGTCCAGGATCTCCGACAGGGACTCGGCCACCTCGGGGTGGATCGGCGTGATCGCCTGCTGCCCGTTCTTACGGAGGGCGTAGTTCGTGTGAGACCCCACGCCCATCGGACCCGGACGGTACAGCGCGACGACGGCCGAGATGTCCTCGAAGTTGTCCGGCTTCAGCAGACGGAGCAGTGAGCGCATCGCGCCGCCGTCGAGCTGGAAGACCGAGAGCGTGTCGCCCCTGGCCAGCAGCTCGTACGTCGCGGGGTCGTCCAGGGGGATGTTCTCCAGGTCGACGTGCTCCCCACGGTTGAGGCGGATGTTCTCGACCGCGTCGCCCATGATCGTGAGGTTCCGGAGCCCGAGGAAGTCCATCTTCAGCAGGCCCAGAGCCTCGCAGCTCGGGTAGTCGAACTGCGTGATCGTCGCGCCGTCCTGCGGTCGCACCCACACCGGGATGTGGTCGACCAGAGGCTCGTCGGACATGATCACACCGGCTGCGTGCACACCCATCTGCCGGACGAGACCTTCGAGACCGAGCGCGGTGTCGATGACCTCCTTGGCGTCCGGGTCGGAGCCGTAGATGCCCCGGATCTCGGCGGCCTCCTCGTACCGAGGGTGCTCGGCGTTGAAGATCCCGTCGAGGGGCATCGAGTTGCCCATCACGTCGGCCGGGTACGCCTTGGTCAGCTTCTCGCCGACCTGGAAGGGCTTGTCCAGCACGCGGGCTGCGTCCTTCATCGCGTTGCGCGCCTTGATCCGTCCGTACGTCGCGATCTGCGCGACCTTGTCGGCCCCGTACTTCCGGGTGACGTACTGGATCACCTCGCCACGACGCCGGTCATCGAAGTCGATGTCGACATCGGGCATGGACACGCGCTCGGGGTTCAGGAACCGCTCGAAGATGAGTCCGTGCTCCAGCGGGTCGAGGTCGGTGATCCCGAGGACGTAGGCGACCAGCGAACCGGCCGCAGAGCCTCGCCCAGGGCCGACCCAGACGCCGTTCTCCTTCGCCCAGCGGATGAAGTCCGCGACGACGAGGAAGTACGACGGGAAGCCCATCTGGATGATCATGTCGATCTCGTACTGGAGCTGCTTGCCGTGCTCGTAGTCCGTGCCGTTCGGGTACCGACGACGCGCGCCTCGGGCGACCTCGTCCTCGAACCAGGTGATCTCCGTGTGCCCCTCGGGCACCGGGAACTTCGGCATCAGGTTCTCGTGCTCGAACATGCCGGTGGTGTCGACCATCTCGGCGATGTCCAGCGTGGTCCGCATCCCCCACTCCCAGATGGGAGAGGAGTCGATGGCCGCCATCTCGGCGGCCGACTTCAGGTAGTACCCGGAGCCCTCGAAGCGGAAGCGGTGAGGGTTATCGAGCGTGGTGCCGGTCTGGACGCACAGCAGTGCATCGTGAGCGACCGACTCCTCGGCGGTGACGTAGTGGGAATCGTTCGTGACCACCGGAGTGAGCGCGAGGTGCTTCCCGAGCCGGTACAGATCCTCGCGGACCCGGCGCTCGATCTCGATGCCGTGGTCCATGAGTTCGAGCAGGTAGCGCTCGCGACCCAGGATCTCCAGCCAGTCGCCAGCGGCCCTGACTGCCTCGTCGTACTGACCCAGGTTCAGCCTGGTCATGACTTCGCCACCAGGGCACCCCGTGGTTCCGATGATGCCCTCGCTGCACTCGGCGACGAGTTCCTTGTCGAGGCGGGCGTACTTGCCCATCAGCCCCTCCTGGTAGGAGCGAGACGTGATGCGCATGAGGTTGTGAAGGCCCGTCTTGTTCTGCGCGAGCATGGTCATGTGCGTGTACGCACCGTTACCCGACACGTCGTAACGCTTCTGCTCGGGCGACCCCCACTTGACCCGGTCAAGGCTTCGCCTGTCGCCGGGGGCGACGTAGGCTTCCATTCCCACGATGGGCTTGATGCCCGCTGCGGTGGCCTGCTTGAACAGCTCGTAGGCACCATGCATGTGGCCGTGGTCGGTCACTGCGATGGCTCGCATCCCCTGACGCTTGGCCTCGGCGACCATCTTCTCGATCTTGGCGTGCCCGTCGAGGAGCGAGAACTCTGAGTGGGCATGGAGATGAACGAACTCCACTGCTTGATCCTCCTTCTACGCTGCGTGCTTGCTGACTGAGTGGCTGCGCTTCCGCCCCGTCTTGATGGCGGAGACCTGCTTCTGCGAGATGCCGAACATCTCGCCGATCTGAACTTGAGTGAGGCTCCGCTCGTGCGCCAGGCGGTAGACCTCGGCGGCCTGCCCGTGCGTGAGCTTCGCCCCGCCGTGACCCTCGCCTCCCTGCTTGTTGACGTGGCGCTCGACCATGTCGAGGACGTTGTCGGCCTGTGTCCCCAGCTCCAGGTGGCTGACCTCTACGCACCGCCCGTTGTCGCACTTGTGCCGTACGACCTGGTCGCCGGGCTCGCCGTGGAACAGCGTCCATGCGAACCGGGCTGCGGGAACCTTCGCTCGCCCGGCCCTACCTCGACGTGGGCCACCGTGGAAGGTGGCCGTCTTCAGTGTTCCGTCGGGCCAGAGGACTCCGCTCGCGGTCCAGTTCCGGCAGCCGTTCTCGTCGGGCTCCCCGACCTTGGCGAGGAACCGCTCAACCGTCTTCGGGTTGGCGACACCTTCGCACTGAACGAACTCGCTCACGCCGCCGTCCGCGACTCGTAGCTAGAACGCGACTCGGAGGTGAGGTGGTACATGTCGAAGTCGCAGACGTACCAGCGGCTCTCGAACTTGATCCCGCGCCTCGTGCCCCTGGACTCTGCGGTCCTGTTGCGCTTCGCCTGCGCCCTACCGAGCGCCTTCTCCGCCTCACGCTCCGAGAGGAAGCCTCGCTTCACTCCGCACCGGCAAGAGACGAACCGGACTGTCTTCACTCTTGAACTCCCTACTTCTTGTAGACCTGGCAAGTGCAGGTCTCGACCATGCAGGCACCCCGACTGGTGCCCGCCATGCTGTGGGCGAAGGGAGCGTGTCCACACCCCTCGACCAGGCAGAAGGGCGTCCAGCCCTTCTTCCCGTCCTGGTTGCTGATCAGAACCTCGGGGCTGCTCAGCTTCACGACGTGAGCCGTGCCGCCAACACCTCCCAGGCGCTCACCGAACTTCGTGGCGTCGCCCTCGGTCCCGAAGGGGCCGAAGTTCAGGCCAGCCGTGCCGTCCTGCCAGGTGTGGGCCAGCGCGAAGCTGTCCCGCTGAGCGAGGATCTGCGCGACCTCCTTGATCAGCGCCTTGGCCATGGACTTGCCGTCCTCGAACTCGTCGGACTCCATGATCTCCAGCACTGCGTTGACTTCCTGCGCACGCGGAGTGATCCGCACGGTGTGCTCCCTTCGCTCGATCCAGTGGGCGGGAGGGGCCTTGCACCCCTCCGTCTGCTCGTTCAGTCCGCCCTGTCACACACTCACACCGGCTGGACAACCACCCGGATGCCGTACCTTCTGGCGAGGACGTAGGTGTTCAGGTTCCACGTCGTGCCGATGGGCTTCTTCGGGTCGACCCAGTGGCCGTCCTGCTTGAACCGGGTCGTCGCCTGCGGGTCCAGGCCCACGACCAGCGTGCCGTTCGGCAGCACGTCGAGGTCTCGCAGCGTGTGGATGTCCTCGATGTCGAGGACCGTGTACTGAGGTCCGTCTGTCACTGTGTCGCTCCCCTCTCTTGCGGTGTCCAGGTTACACACTCACCAGCGTGTGTGCAAGCTACGCTGCGGTCCTGCCATCATGGCGAGCATCACCTGGCCGTGCAGGTACTCGACGCTCATGTCGTTCAGGATGCGCTGATCGAACTGGTACCCGTCGAGGGCGGTCTCGCTCTCGTACGGCTGACCCAGGAGGTCGTTCGCCGGGCTTACGCCCGGCCTGTCGATGCGGATGAGCGTCCCGCCTGCTCGGCGGATGGCGTCAGCCTCGTTGCGGAAGCGGACATCGGGGATGACCAGGGCCTCGCCCTCGTACCCCTTCAGCACGGCGTCGACCCACACGTTCACCCCCAGCAGCTCGCGGGCGGTGTTGCCGGTCGAGACCAGCACGTCCCGCACCTGCGGGAAGCGTCGCTTCGCGTCCTCCCACCCGAGGTCATCGACCAGGCGGGCCAGCCGGACCGCACCCACATCGGGGTACGTGTGCACCCAGGGGTTCACCTTGTAGGCGAACTCGCGGAGCTTGTCGGCGAAGGCGACTCGCCTCCAGCCTCCCTCGATCAGCGCTCGGGCGGCCTCGTCCTTGCCTGACCCAGCGAACCCGGAGATCCCGACGAGCAGGCTCACTCGTCCTCCTCGAAGCTCGGGTCGAAGTCGATGGTGACGCGCTTCACGCGGCCGTTCTCGATCTCGGCGTACACCGGGTAGCCGCCGTCACCCCAGTAGGTGGGGATGCTCAGCCCGAGGCCAGGGCCGACAGGCTCCGTCACGTCGAAGGGGAAGACCCCGAAGGGGGATCGGTCGCACCACTCGCTCCACGTCTCGACGTGGTGGCTCGCGTCGCCGGTCACGTTGTAGCAGGGGTCACCCACGAACACGGTGCCCGAGTCCACGCTGACCATGCCGATCTTGACGGTGTTCTTGCTCACTCAGACTCCTCGGGGTAGGTGGGGTAGATCAGGGTGGCGGCCTCCTCGTGGCCTGCCTCCTTCAGCAGCTCGGCTGCGTCACGCTGAGCGGCGCGGACCAGGTCCAGCAGCTCGCGCATCGTGTCCTCGTACTCGTCGCCGTACTGGCCGACCGTGATGTTGGCCAGGGCCACCTCGGTAGTCGGTGCCCAGCGGGCACCCCACTCGCCGTACTCCCAGCCGTCGTAGTGTCGGCTCACTTCGGGTCCTCGATGTCCGGGTCGAGCAGGTCGGCCGCGAACACCAGGCCCGTGCCGGTGTAGAAGTTCCGGCCCCACACGTCTTCGAGTTCGTGCTCTCGCAGGCGCTTGGCCCACGCCCTACGGAACTCGGGCTCGGCCGGGCTCTCGAAGATCATGCGCTCGTGCGCCTGCCTCTCGACCCACTCGACCGACTCGGTCAGCAGGTCCCAGGCGTGCTCGCGCACGCTGATCGGGACCAGGGCGGTCAGCTCTCGGATCGCCTCGCTGAACTCCCTCGGGTTGGTCACCTTCTGTGCCACCCGGTTCTCCTCTCTCTCGCATCGGGTCTTGCTGAGTGGGTGCCCCGGACTCGAACCGAGGTGTGTGCCGCTCACCCTCCTGGTCAGGCTGGCCTGATCCACCGGGCGTACATCGCTCGCCCGTCCTGCCTCACGCGCACTCGGCGCTCCCACCCGTTCGGGTAGGTCTTGATCCAGACTCGGTCGGTCACACGGGACCGCTTCCACCCGCGATGGGCGAAGACGATCCCGTGCACACCCAGGTCCAGCCGCTCGATCACGCGGCGTCTTCCGCTTCGGCCCTGCCGTCCTCCAGGCCCTCGTCGTAGCCCTCGGAGCGACCCTCGTCGTAGCCGTCCTGCCAGCCCTGGTCGCGGCCGTACTCCTCACCGGCGTACTCGCCCTCGGAGTAGCCGTCCGAGTGCCCGTCGTCGTAGGACTCGGACTGCGCGTCGTCCACGATGGAGTTGATCTGCTGGACCAGGTCCTCGGGCAGCTCCTCGACCTCGAAGTGGGTCTTGACGGCGTCGATGATCTGCTCGGTGGCGTAGTTCAGGAACACTGGTGAGTTCTCCTCTGCTCGAAGTGACTTGCTCGGTGTCTGGTGCGAAGGTAGCACACCTTCAGTCAGGTGTGCAAGGTGGATCAGTCGGTCAGGATCTTGGTCTCGAAGCCGTACCCCTGGAAGGGTCCGTCCTTGAAGTGCACGTACGCCTCGGGGTCGCTGCCCATCCAGCCACCGCTGAAGTCGTACTCGGAGATCGGCGTGCCGTAGATGCTCGGGACGGGGTCACCCTCGTCGCCGTCCCACTGCTCGTACCAGCGGCTACCGCAGCACTCGCAGTCGCCGTCTCCGTCGAAGTACAGGCCGATGCGCTCGGCCAGGTAGTTCGCGTGCCTCGCGTCGTCCGCCTCGATGATGACGTGGTGGGTGATCCCCGCGTCCCCGTCGTAGGCGAAGGAGCCACCGGAGTTGTTCTGGTTGTACCAGAAGAAGGGCACTGTCTGGGTTCCTCTCAGACGTAGTAGACGGTCTTGCCGACCAGCACAGCGCGGGCGGCAGAGAGCACGGGCTCGAAGGTCTCGGCATCCACGAAGGTGCCGCCCTTCCAGGGGTCGTAGATCGCTCGGCGGAGGTTCAGGCTCCAGGCCAGGGCCTTGCCCCGCCCCTCGCCGATCACGTCACCCACGACCCAGGCGTGAACGTTGCGCACGCCCTCGCGGATGGCGCGCTGTCGGCCGGACTCGCTGACCTTGAACGTCGGCGCGTCCAGCTCGACCCAGGACACGTAGTCGATGCGCTTGCCGGGGATCTTCAGGGAGATCACGTCCGGCGTCTCCCCCGCCTTCAGGCGAGGCAGGTGCAGGTGAGCCCACGCTGTGCTCATGATCCGTTCCTCTCGGTGATGTCGGATGGTTCCGAGTGGGTGCCGAGGGCTCGAACCTCGGTGCCTGCCGGTCACCCTTGCCGCACTCAGGCAGCGGCCAGCTCCTGTCCCTCGGGCACGAAGACCGTGCCGTCCGGGTAGCGAGCCTCGACGTGCTTGACGCAGCTCCAGGTGGAGCAGGTGTGGTGCACACGCACCTCGTCCGGGATCTCACCGTTGGTCACGATGTAGGCGATGCGCCGGGCGGTCTGGCTGAACCCGTCGAAGATCGCCTGACCCTGGTCGGTCTCGTTGCCCTCGGTGTCGCGGATGAAGGACCCAGCCCAGAGCCAGTGACCCTCGTCCTCGACCACGCGGGACCAGAAGCGCTCGACCTCGGTGTTGCCCGCGTACCGCTCGACCTTGCCGGTACGGCGCGGGGAGTAGGCGCGGATCGGACGGTCCGCCTGAACGTCGCCGTAGCGACGGAGACGGTAGCGGTGCGTCGAGCAGATCGCGCCAGCCACGTTGACCTCGTTCTTGCAGGAGATGCCCTGGCTGTTGGTCACGTCACAGTTCACTTGCGGTACCCCTCTCAGGTACGGACGCCCAGTGCGTCCAGTGGGTGTCAGGGACTCGAACCCCGATGTCTGCCGGTCACCCTGTGCGAAGGTTGCACACTCAGGGAATGGCCAAGACCTCGCCGGTCTCGGAGATCCACCCCTCGTTGATCAGGGCCTGGGCGGTGCGCCCGTAGCTGCCCTGGAGGCTCCAGGCGAACCCGCTCTTGACCAGCCGACCGAACAGGTCCAGCGTCTCGGCGTCGTCCAGGTTGCCCGACTCGTAGTCGATCAGCTCGACCACCAGGTTGCCCATCTTGCTCATGATCAGTTCTCCTCGTTCTCGAAGGACCCGATGATCTCTTCGGTCAGCACCTCGGCCAGTCGCCAGGCGATGTGGTAGAGGGCGATGCCGGGGATCTTGCTCAGGTCCCCAGCGTTCAGGTCGTGCGGCTCCAGGTCCTCGTTGTACCCGCCGAGGTCCACGAACTGCTTCCAGACCTCGTTGGTGTAGATGCTCGGGGCCTGGTCGGCGATCACGCCGTACCCGTCGTGGTCTCGGATGTCCTCCGCCGAGTCCTTCACGGTCCACCCGTTGTTGACCCGCCACTCGATCTCTTCGAGCAGGGAGTCCCGCACCTGGATCAGGAACAGGGCACCCGCGCTGCGGTGGTCGTCCGGGCTCAGCGTGTCGGCGTCACTCGCCAGGGAGTACGCGCCGCGCTGCTTGATGCTCTCGATGATGTCCATCGGTGTCTCCTCTCGGGAGGGTGCCGTCTGCACCCAGTGGGAGCCGGGGACTCGAACCCCGGTGTCTGCCGGTCTCCCTTGCGGACAGTGCGAAGGTACCACACTGTGCGCAGGTTGCACAACTCAGCCGTACCGAACCTCATCGAAGCAGGCGACCTGGATGATCACGTCAGCCGCTCCCGCGTCGATGTGCCCGGCGTCGATGCCGTCGCGCTCCGTCCGGTCTCGCCAGGAGTCCAGGATGTAGCCGTGAAGCTCGCGGTTCACGTACCGCTGATCGAGGTCCAGGAGTCGGGCGTACGCCGCTCGCACCTGGTCCTTGCTCAGGTAGTGCACCTCCTCGACCTCTCGGTCGTCGCCGACCCAGGTGTCGTGCTCGCCCTCCACGATGGTGTAGTCCTTGCCCTCGGGCAGGGCCTCGAACTCGGCGTCGCTCGGCTGGATCGCCCAGTACGTGATCCCGCCGTAGCTCGCGGTGTCCACGATGTCCTGGACGTTCTCGTCCGTCAGGGTGTTCGCGATCTTCTGGTAGTCCACGATCAGTTCCTCTCGGGGATCAGGCAGCGACCGGCTGGGCGGCCTTGGTGGCGCGGATCTGCTTGCGACGCAGGGTCTCCGCCTTGTCCTTGCGACGCGAGTCGCGCTTGACGGAGCGGGTCTCGGTGTCACGGATCTTGCGCACGGTGGTCCTCCTGGACTCTCGTAGGGTCGGGCACTCCTCCGGTGCCCAGTGGGTGCCAGGGACTCGAACCCTGGTGTGTGCCGCTCACCCTTGTCGCGTCAGGCCGCGACGATGATCACGAACAGTTCGAGCTGGTCGGGGTTGTACCCCAGGTAGTTCCAGCGGTAGACCTCAGTCGCCCGCTCCAGGAAGTAGGCGTCCCGGTACTCCGCGTAGATCTCAGCGACCCGCTCCCAGCTCACCTCTGCGTTCGCCTCGTACCCGAACAGGTCGGACAGGGCGGAGTCGGCGAAGATGCGGTTCTCGATCTCGACCTCGTCCGCAGTGGTGTCGTCCTCGTACTCGCTCCGAGCCTCACGCAGGGCCTCGTCCAGGTTCTCCTCGAACCGCGCCCACTCACGCTCGGAGTAGTCCGACTCATCCACGATGGGGTAGTCCTTCAGGCCCTCCTGGATCTCCACAGCCTCGATGAACGCGGCCGTGAACTCTCGCGGGAAGTCCTCGAACTCGATGCCCAGGAGCTGAGCCAGGAACGTGTCCTCCAGGCCCGTACGGTGCTCCTCGCAGAACCCCTCCTCCTCGTAGGAGGTCAGGCGGTAGGTGGCCAGGTACTCGGCCTCCTCCTCGCATCCGATCGTGCTGCACTCGGGTCGGGTCTCGTACACCTGCACCCAGACCTGGGACAGGCTGCCCACGAGCCAGTGACCCGCCGAGCCCTCGAAGACGTGCTCGTCCTCGGTCGCGGCACCCTCGATCAGGGCCTTCGCGCTGTGGTAGTTGGACTCCTCCAGGATGTCGTCACCCCGGTCCGCCCAGCCGATCACGGGGGCATGAGTCGAGTAGCACCGCTCGTCCCAGAAGGCAGCGTCGCTCGGACGCTCCAGGGCGTTGTCCGCGTACTCCTGCACGGTGTCGATGTCGACGTTCACGGTCGTCTCCTCTTGGGACCAGACAGGTCCCTTGCAGTAGGTGCACTTCTCCGCAGCGTCGCCGGAGTTCGTCTCCCGCTCGTAGGAGCTGAAGTCGACGCAGGTCCAGCATCGGAAGTCGCTGCCTCGCACTACTCCGCCGATCATCTGCGGTTCCTCTCAGGAAGGCTCACCCCCGATGGGGAGCCGAGTGCGCGCCTGGGACTCGAACCCAGGTGTCTGCCGGTCGCGCTGCACTGCGAAGGTAGCACACTCAGTGTGCAGCTGTCACGAGGTCTCGCGGAAGCCGTCGAAGCAGTGGATGTACGACGTGTCTCCGACCTTGGCGTAGCAGAGTCGGTGACCCCACACCACGCCCCAGTAGTCCCATCCGGCCTTCTTCTTGGCCAGGACGAACGCCTTGCGCTTCACCGGGTCGTTCAGCTTCGGGTCCAGGTACGTGACCTTCCCGGCCTTGTCGACCCAGTACGAGTACCCCGAGCCGTTGCCCATGCGTCCCGCGTCCCAGAAGCAGTTCTTGGACTCGGAGTCGTCATCCGGGCAGGGAGTGGTAGGCAGCTTGGGCGCAACGGCGACCGCCTTCGGCGGAACCGGCTGCGGAGCAGCCGCTGCGTCACGCTCCGTCGAGTCGACCACCGCACCCGCCAGGGCGAGGATGGCGAACCCGATCATCAGGCGCTTGAACCACTTCTTCATCTTGCACTCCTCCTGTGTTCTTCGGGTGTGCCCCAGTACCAGGGGCACCCCTTGCATCGTGGTGGGAACCGGTAGCTGACTACCGGTGTCACTTGCCGAAGCGGGCCGACAGAGCCCGCAGGTCGTTACGACGCAGTCCCGCGTTGATCTCGGCAGCCTTGCGGCCAGCGGCGATGGTCTTGGCGGTCTTGTCCAGGGAGACAGACATGATCGTTCCTCTCGTAGAGAGTCCCCGTGTGGGACTCAGTGCGTGCCAGGGACTCGAACCCTGGGGTCTGCCAGTCACGCTCGCATCTCTGCGAAGGTTACACACTCAGTGCCATGAACACAACGTCGGGTTCCCCCTGCGTCCAGTTCGGGACACGGTGCGTCTCGGCGAAGCCGAACCGCTTGTAGTACGTCGGCAGGAAGCCGTCGAAGCAGTCGAGCTTGTGTGCGCCCTTGAACAGTACGGCGTCCCAGATCAGGGACTCACCCCGACCCTTGACCAGCGAGAACACCCCGACCAGGGTGCCGTCACCGGCCACGCCGTACCCGCTCTGCGCATCTTCCGTGAGGAAGAAGCGGTACGAGCTGGGCATCTCGTCCGGGCTGGACGTTGCATCGGCGACCCGCTCAGACACGCTGCGAGCGTGACGGAGGGCGACGGCGAAGGTGTTCCAGTCCACAGGCTTGATGATCATCGGGATCTCCTCTTGCGAAGGTTGCACACCGACTGTGTGCAGTGCCTCCCGGTGCCTTCGATGCGTACGGCCTACCCGTGAGGGTTACCGTCCGGGAGGCTTCCCGATCGTGCAAGTTCCACTGTTGAGTTCTCAAGGTACAACCGCTTCCTTCGAGGCGACTTCACTCGCTACTCTCCGGGCGTCGCCCCTAGGGGCTGTTCCGTTCTGTGTTGCCTTCACTCTACCAGACTCACTCGGCGGTGTCAACTCTTCGCTGTGTCCTGGTGTCTCGGCTGTGCAAGCTGCGACTGTGGGAGGCTGTTACCCGACGTTGTGGTTCATGAACCGGCCACGTTGTCTACGCCGGTCACCCGTCCCTGTCGCTTGCTTGCGTTGCCAAGGTAGCACACCCTGGTTCGCTGTGTCAAGCTGACCCGCTGTTGAGTTGGTGAAGATCGAGCACTCTGTGGTGCGTGGTTCCCACTGTACCCGAAGGTGTGTGGGTTGTGCAAGTCCCGGTGTCCCGGTGTCTTGCGTTGTCCCGTGGTGGCGACAGGCAGAACGTTGCCACACGTTCACACCTGATGTCAAGCCGAGCTGTGTCATGCCTGGTCAGACGCCGTGTGCGCCCGTCTCGCGGCCTGTCTCGCAAGCGCTGATGTCCTCGGGCCAGAGAGGCAGCCGGGCGCGCGAGGATAGCCGTTCTGTGCGCTGTGCGCAAGCCCCAGCCGTGACGCGCGAGGGTACGCGACGCCGTGCCCGTGTGCAACGTGGTGTGCGTCACCTTGACAGACCTGGGGTGGGTGGGGTAGGACCCCCGTGCGCGCGAGCCCGCACCGGCCAGTGAT